TGTGAGGGAACTTGAAGATAACATTGTCAATGAAATTACCAGTAGAGCCGACAAGATCATCACCAACTCTCCTGCCACTGATGATCATATTGTTGAAAGCATCGAAGTTGATGGAGTCAAGCAAGACACCACCATCATCCATAGGTTCATACTTATATTTTGGTTTTGTGGCAGAACCAGTACCAGAAATATCTTCGTTTTTAATTGCTCTTACTTCTCTAATATAATCAATACTTCCATCAAAATTAACTTTTGCAATAAATCCAAAATATGAATTTTCATTATTCCAAGGAGAAGTTGTGGTAGTTCCAGGTCCTCGGTTTGACAGAACTACGTTTCCAACAAAGTAGATACCATTAACAAATACCTTGGAATCAGCAACACTGATGTCAGCACCACCAGCAGGAGTAACATATGAACTAGTACCACCCCAGTTCATTCCACTGTTCATATCACGGACAGCTGCATTAGGTACAGCAAAGAATGTACGTGCCCAATCAATAGCATTGCTAGCAACATTCTTTTTGTGTAGACCAACAAAGTTAGTATACCTAGAGAGCAAACTGCGACCTGTAGCATTGCTATTGTCGCGAGTGGAAGTACCAGAGTTAGCAAAAGCTCTAGTAGGATCTGGTGTTAATCCAGCAGTGCTAACGTATTGATATAATGTACCCTCTGCTTCAGGTTCAGACTCAACTTTACAGATTTTAGGAGGTGCAATACCATTCTGTGAATAGTATGTCAGATCATATTCATCATTATCCCAATCAAATGTAAGATATGCACCAGTATTTTGAGTATCTACGTGAGCACCATTGTTACCTGTATCATACAGGAAATAATCGCTACCAACGCTGTTAGTATCTTTGTAAGTATGCTCCTTACAAGTACCAGTCCAGGGAACAATCAGTTCTCCACCTTGCGACAATGTAATATGAGCGTTCTGATCCCAACCACCAGGATACACGATCTCTTTAGCTTCAACAGAAACACCAGAGAAAGGAATCTTCAGCACTTGCATTGTGCTGCGGGACAGACTCATATCTTGAGCAGACGCATTACCTGCAACTAAGATATAAAACTGATTGTTAGGAATATCCAGAGCAATGTTGGATGTCACCTGTGGGCGACCACCAAACAAAGGACCGTCAAGAGAACTAGCTTCACTGGTTTTCTCGCCAGTGTGGTCTACACCAAGAGTAACGTGGGTCTCGCTAACGATTTGACCATTAGTTCCTTCATTGATTGCACCATATCCACCAATGTAAGGATAACCACCACTATTGCTTACGAAACCATAACCGTCATAGTTGAAGGCTGAAAGTAACTTCAGGTCTGGTGCACCGTGGAACATTCTCCAGCTATTGCTGGTGTTATAGTTTCTATTCTCAAAGATACCCATCTGCAGTGGGTTAGAACTGCTGTTGATACCATTGATACCAGAAGGATATGATGCAGCGTTAGATGTCTTCCAAATGTTCTCCCACTGTCTAGTACCAGAAGAACTAAACTTACAGAAGTGGTAGACAACATCATTAGTGCTGTCATTCCAACCAGCACTAGCATAGGATGCTCTCTTTTGATTGTAATTGTTAGCACCACTCTCGTTCGTGGTCTCTGCAACTACAACAAAAATACTGTTATCTGTTGTGTCACAAGCAAGTGCACAAGGATAACAGTTCTTTGCAGAAGAAATAGTATACTGCCAAGAAATAGCACCAATAGCACCAATCTTAGCAATAACTGCATTGTATAACCCAGTGAGCACATTACGCTCACCATTTAGTGTATAGACTTCACCAGAGGAGGATGTAGCAACATCGAACATTCCAGACGGTTGTCTATAACTGGAATTGTCAGCGGTATCACGCTTTGCTTCGTAGATCGTATAGAAATTGCCGCCGCCCCCCGCAGCAGCCATTCCCTTTGCTGCAAATAATGGCATTTATCAGAACTCCTGACCAGAAGTGAATCCGTAGTAAATTGTACCACCATTGAATGTGGTGAAGAGGAAGATGTCTGTTGCGTTGGGGTTAGTAGACACAGTAGGTGTCACATTACCTGCCCACTTAACAGTTCTTCCAAGGAAACTACTGAGATCAACAATTCTACCGCCTGTAGTATCTTGTGTCAACACAAGGATAAAACTAGTTGATGCACCTGCTTGCTCACCACTGATACTGAAAGAGTTGATGTTCTCTGTCAGACTAACAGTGAAGATAGATGCTTGTGTGAGATCAAGAGAAACAACACCTGCGCTAACACTCTCAGCAACCACTGCTTCGGAGTATGCAGGAACGTGGAGTCTTGCTGGTGTACTACCCGCAAGGAATTGGAAGAAGTTAGTGCTCTCGTTCCAGAGAAGTTTAGTGTTGAGAGATGTACCACGCTCAATCTCAATGCCAGCACTAGCATCAGAGTGAGTAACACCAGCACCAGTCTCACCAGAGTTGAGAACAATAGTATTATCAGAAATGCTGGTGTTTGTAGTGTTTACTGTCGTTGTCGTCCCCGAGACCGTGAGATCGCCAGTGATAGTAGCGTTTGGAGCAGTAAAAGTGTCAGTAGCAGCGTCATAACTGAAACCTGTTTCACCAGCGAATCCAGTACCAGATTTATATTGAATCTGACCGTCAGCAGTACCACCAGAGGCAGACTCAGTACCTCTCGCCAGATACTCCCAGTGAGCATCTAAGACATTATTTGCAGATGGTGCGTTACCAGTGGTATCTGATACACAAATGTATGCAGAAGTTGTGGCACCGTCATAATAACTAACAGCGTCATCTATTTCATAAGCGGTGGCACCAGCATATGTGCCTCTCCACTTAATTTTAATCTTGCCAACATCGATTGTGAGAGCCATCTAACTCAAGGGTACTTGTTCTCTTTGTTTATTTATGGTCTACGGAGGATCAACAACCCACCGCCACCACGTCCACCATTACTGCCACCAACAGCGACACCAGTGGAGTATGAAGACTGATTAGTCTGTGGTGCACTAGAACCACTGCCAGGTTGTGTTTGTCCCTGTGTGACACCACCGATAAAACCTGATCCACCGCCACCAGCACCAGGACCAGTAGGCATAGGAGGTGTTTCAACCATAAACTCAGCGTTCATACCATAGTGTGCACCACACTGATAGTAGTATGTATCAGCATCACCTGGCGAAGGTGTCCAGGATACTGTGCCATTATTTGTGCCATTATTAGTAGGACCAGTGAGAGAATTTGATGCACCAGCACCTAGTGAACCCTTCAGGTAGAAGGGGTGTGCTGCAGCATTAACATTAAACTCTACAGTATCACCCTCATAAATTGTGACACTAATGTTATCGCCACTGATAGAACCAGTTCTATCTGTACCACTCAGTGTGTATGCAGAGAAAGAACTAGCAGTTACATCGATGCTGAAAGTTTGTGCTCCACCAGTAGCGGGGACCATATAGTCATCACCACCACCGCCACCAAAGTATCCGCCACCACCTGATGCACCAACTTGATTGCCAGCACCACCACGTAAAGCAGAACCATTGCAAGTAGCACCACCTCCACCACGGTGAATACCACCAGCAGTTTGTGTAGCACCAGTACCAGAATAGTTTGTGTCACCAGCGTTGCCTAACAGACCACCACCAGCACCACCTAAAGCAACAGCACCTGCGCCACCACCACCGCCACCAGCGATGATTAGTGCATTAGTTTGTGATATTGCTCCACCAAAGACACCAGTGTATCCACCACCACCTGCACCATCTTGTACGTGTGCAGTTAGAGCACCAACATTACCAGCACCAGTGTTGTATGCATTGTATGCATTATTATTGTCAGGTGTTTCGCTACCGCCTTCACCTGCACCACCAACTATAACATTGTATGTGGTACCTGCTCTGAAAATATAAACACCAGAGGCATAACCACCAGCACCACCTGAAGGACCCTGACTGTTTCTAGTACCACCGCCACCAGCACCCCAAGCTTCAAGCTGCAATGCAATGTCATTACTTACTGTGAATGTAGTGGCATAGTAACCAGTACCACCCTGTGCTTCAGCATTGATGGCAATCTCAGTACCACTCTCCAGTTCGTAACTATCGGTCAGTTGCCCCGCAAATTGTAATGTAGCTGTAGTAGACAGTTCACCACCACCAGCATTTCCTGCTGCAAAGATAGAACCTCGCGCCCAACCGATAGGACTCATTGAAACTCTGCTCCACCAACGAAACCGTACCAAGTAGATCCACCGTTCGGGGTGGATAATGTAACAACGTCCACATAACCTGAAGTTGTGGACAGAACTGGAACAGTACCACCAGGCCACTTAGTATTAGGAGGCCAAGTAATGTTAAAGCTACCGTTAGATGTCAACACCAGTGTGATAGACACTGCACGTGCACCTGCAGGCAGGTTAACAACCATACTGTTAATGATGTCATTTCTAGTAACTGTGAAGACAGATGCTGATGTAGCATCCAGTGTCAACACATTAGAAACAATACCAGCACTCATCGATGCTTCATCAAAGCATCCATTAACTCTGAATGGATTGTTGCAAGTAAAGATAGTAGGAGTAACCTCTACTTTATTGACAGTATTCAAGTCCACCTTAAATGTAGGTGCTGCACTGTCAGCGTTACTGATATGCAGATCTCCACCATCATTATAGATGGTAACAGGTTCTGTTCTCAGTGAGTTTTTATGAAGATGCACACCAGACTTTTGTGCCTGTGAGGTGTTTGGCATCACCTCAATAAATGTACCCCACGCATTTGTATGATCTGATCTAAATCGTGCAACAATATCGTCTTCAGTTGCAGGTGCCAAAGACAAAACATCCAGTCGTGATGCAGGTACAGCTGTACCAATACCAACACGATCAGTGGTGTTGTCAAAGAAAATACCACTGGTCTTTACAGAAAATGATTGTCCTGCTGACAGTCCAGTAACATTGACATTAGCAGGCATCCTGGCATTGTCTAAATTACCAGATGTGACCTGTGCGGCAGAGATATTATATGTAATCTGATTAGCACCTTCCCAGATACTACCAGCACGGAACGAACCAGTAACATCTAGATCGTATGCTGGTGATCCAGCAGCACTACCAGTGACAGCAATCGCTGGCACATTCAGTACATCAACTGCAGGATCATATGTGAACGAGGCATCAGCATCGAGTGCAAGACCAGACTTAACCTGTACTTGATTGCTAGCATTACCTCCAGGTTGCAATCCACCAGGAAGACCACCACCAGCAAATAAGTTCCAGTTAGCAGTATCTACAGTACCAGTAACTGACGGCACTGTGTTAGTGTTCGCTGCTACTGCGATGTAACTACTGATCGTGGATCCGTCGTTATACCACACAAGATCATCCACCACATATGCAGTGGATGAATCCCAGTTTCCTCTCCAGGTAAGTTTAATCTTACCTACGTCGATAAAAAATTCTGCCATTTATCTTACAGTGACGACAAGATGCCCATTACTATCTATATTGAAATCCAAACCGCTTGGTGCGAAGAACTGGTGAGTGTTCAGATTCGAGGAATACTCTGAATATGAAATGTTCGTCTGTCTACCAGCGTAAACAACTGTTAAGTTAGTATCGCCTGGTTGTGGTTTGCGGATGATGTAGTAGTCACCAGCATCACCAGATTCTTTCCAATCAACACCGTTATATGTCTTAAATGTGCTCTGCGCAGTATTGTAGAACACTTGACCCTCAACAGGAGATACAGGATCAGTAGCACCAGTGATGTCAATCTTGGATGAAGTTGCTGCACCATCAGCTAACTTAGGTGAAGTCACAGCACCATCACGCATTGTGGGTGTGGTGACTGCTTCACTACCAGAGACTTGATATAACTTAGGTTCAGTGATTGCTCCGTTCTGAAGGTTACTATCGATGATACCACCTGGGGCGATCTTAGCTGCTGTCACAGCATTGTCTCCCAGTTTCGGTGTCGTCACACTCAAGTTAATGATCTTGTTTGTAGACACCGACAGGTCATCTAGCGTATCCGTCTGGACTCGCGTGAAATCTTGGAGCGTACCAGTAGCGGTTGCAGGCGACTGGAATACGTATCCTGGCGAGTAAGCAGAGTAGATACTACCATTGTAATAGCGTACCCTAACGTAATAGTTAGTAGAAGGACGGATAGAGTCAAGGGGAATCGGGAATGTAGTACGGTTTGTAGTGTCTTCTGTAGCAACAATCACGAGGTTTGAGAACCCAGCATCAGTAGCAACTTGCCAGTCGCTGTGTACGTGAGTTTGTCCCGCAGTTTGTGTTGCAACGAATACTGATGTTGTCACATCCATTCTATCATAGATAGTGGATTCGACAATGCTGCTGACGAAAGGACACTGAAGTTCAGCAGGAACAGCACTGGTGTTAAACAGAACAGGTTCAGACCATTCTGAATACCAACTGGTATTTTGAAGGTCAACGTATTCATAACGAACACGAACATAATAAGTACGTGCCTCCTCTAAGATACCAGTACCAATGGTAATAGCGATCTTATTGTTAATATCATTTGCAGATCTGAAGATCAGACCACTAGTATTTTCAATTTGAGGAGATTCTGTACCACCAGCATTAGGTGCCTGAACACTGTTGCTACCAAATGTTGTCGTGGTTGCAATTTCCCAAGTAGTTGACACGTGGGTAGCACCATTAGCACCAGTAAAACCAGATGCTGTGATAGTAGGTGTGATAGAAACGCCTGTAGCGTTAGCAACAGGTGTCAGGATTGACGGTCTGTCAATGTTAGGATTGACATTTGTCTGAGTATCTGTATAGAAAGATACAGGTTCGCTATACTCAGAGTTGAGTAAAAGATTATCACGATAACGTACTCTCACATAGTACAGAGTATCAAACACCAGCGATTGTGGTGTGTACTGTGTCAGACTAGAAGGAGAATCTAACAGTTCCTCAACAATGTTATTGAAGTGGTAGTCAGTAGCAATCTGCCAATCAGATCTGACGTGAGTGTTGTTGCCATTGAACGGAGACGATACAATGATCGGCACCAATGGCGTCGGTGAACTAACACTCGCCGTTGGAGTGTTAATGTTAAGTCCAGTATTAAACTCCGCAATCTTGGACCAGTTAGAAATCGTACCGAGACTATCACGGTGACGAATTCTTGCATAATAATGTTGTCTCAAGGAAAGATTACCTTGAGGAAGTGTTAACGAGTTTAAGTTAACTGTATCATTCTGGTTGTACACCAGACTACCGCTGTTAAAATCTTTAGCTGTGGCAATCTGCCAGTCAGTAGACTGGTGAGTGCCAACACCTGTCTCTCCAGAGAAGATGGAGGAGAAGAAGACAGGTGTAAGAGAAGCGGGTGACGGAACTGCACCCAGTGCGGGTGGTGAGATTAATGCCATCTTTCTTGTTTCCTATACTTTAATTTATGCGCAAGTGGGGTTACAGTCACCCAGATAACTAAAGAGGATCGGGAACGGTGCAGGGATCTGGAAGTCCAGAGTCCTGGGTGAAATTCCGTCTGTCACCTTGATTTGTGCGACACCTTCCATACCGATGATCGGTTGCTCTTCGTGACCGCGATCACGCAGAGGTTTAATGAAGTTACAGAAGTAATCATTAGAAGGTGTGATGCAAGCTCCGTTAGAAGTGTATGCGAAATCATATGTGTGATCCTGGCAAGGATCAGCAACTGCGACGAGGTTAATCAAGTCAACCAGATCAAACGGAGACTCAACCAGTTCCACCCACAATGTGTAAACCTTTTGGGTACCACGTGCAGGGAAGATAGCGGGTTGAATGTCATTCTTCACTGTGAAGTCAACAGGTAAGTTGACGTTAGTGTCACCACGGAACGGGCATTCGCGAAGCAAACCAGTTGCTGTTGCAAGTTGTCCGCTGTAAGTATTAAAGTCGCCAGTGTTAACGATGGTAGGACCGTTGGCGTGAGCAGGATTGTTTAAGGTATAAACAGTTCTGTTGCCACCGTTCACGGTCTCCATATAGGGGAATTCATTAATCAGGCGCAATCTCCAGGTAAATTGACCAGCATCGATAGTGTACGAGCAGGTCACATCCTGAGTACCATTGTTAGTGATAGTCAGGTTTTGTGCACCCTTGTAGTAGTCTTGAATCTGCAGGGTATTGATATCAATGTAAGGCAATGCACTCAGAGGTTCAGGACCAACGTCAATCACGAACGAGCGAATAAACACGTTACCGAAGTAATCACCACAGGTCAGTGTTGTATCCACAAATCCTTGATCGTGACGCAGGTAACCGTTAGAAACGGTACCAGACCAACCGTTGTCGTACTCATACCACCACATACCCAGTTCAGGTGGGTTTGCAATCACGCTAATCTCGTTAGACACAGACGAAACTGCTGCACCATTGGAGATCGTGAGCTGGAAGGAATAAGGATCGTTCTCACCATTAGGAATACCCTTACAAGGCAGGTCTGTAACACGGATCACAGAACCGTTGTTGTCCAGAGGCGGCAGCAGTTGAGAAGAAGAACCAATCGGAATCTCAATCTGGTTACCACCGTAGTTCACGCGAAGCGGGAATTCTTCGTCGAAGGAGATATAGTTCTCGATATAGCTGCTAACGCCGTCTTGAACACAAGAAGGAAGGTAAGCATTTTGAACATTACCAAAATCTCTTCTAGATCTGTAGTGAGGAGAATTCAACGGCACATATGTGCTGAAAGTATTCTCGATCGTATCCCAGTTGTAAGACTTAACACCAGTCGAAGTGTTGTAGTCATACAGTTTCTTGTACCAGTTGTACTGAATGTTTTGGTCAGTACAAGACAGGTTCACAGGATAACGTCCTGCCTTAGGAGACTTGTTAGAAGACTGATAAGGAAGTGTGTTGGGGAAATGTGTCAGACCACCATATTCTGTGATCACCGAGTATGTGCTAGCAGTAATTGCAGTAGCACCAGAACTCATATTCAGCAGAGGCTGAGCAGGCAATGCAGGCAGGTTGCTAACAGTCAGTTGAACCGAGTTACTAATAACTGCATTGTATACGCTATCGAAGTCGATGTGCTGAGTTGCAAACGAGCTACCACCTTCCTGACCGAAGTAGATAATATCTCCAACGTGTGTCTCAAGAATGATAACATCAACCCAAGCGCCAGGAGTACCAGGGGTACCGTAGCGACGGACGATATTGCTTGCTAGTGCACTACCTGTAGCGGACTCACGGATTTCAAGATTCTTACCTGTCCAGGAAGAATCACTGATGTCAAATCTGTAAGTTGCTCCCTTAGGTGCCGTGTACACTGTAGAACCAGATTGGTTCACAACAACAGCATAGTCGTTACCGCTAGCAACCAGATTAAATGTGCGACGGAAGCGAAGCTTACAACGGAAGAACGCATTTGCATACTTCCACCACTTGTTAACAACCAGATAACAACCAGTCAGTTCACGTTCGGCAACATCTTCATATCTCTCCATATAGGAGTAGATTTCATCACGGTTTTCAACATTATTAGAGAACCAGTCACCTTCCTCAAGCATACAGGAGTTGCCAGGTGTAGCAAGACCAGTAGAATACTCGTTCAGGTTATACCACAGGAATCCATTGCCATCTCCCTTATCACCATAGACTTGCCAGAAGGGCAGGTAGTCAAAGTCGCTGTTTTCGTATGCAGTTTGATTGACCCACAGTTGGAAAATCTTATAGAACATTTCACGTGCTTGCCAATCTTGACGTGCCCACACATCATCATCTTGAGGTTGACCATCTTTCTTGGTAACAGCAGCATAATCAATGTTCCTGCTAACTGGTTGAGCAATAACAGTAATGTCTTGAGTAGTGGTTGTGGTGTTGGTAAGTTGAATAGTATAAGTTTGAGTCTGACCAGAGATGTTCTCTTCGACAGTCAGTGTCAAGTCAAGAGTAGTATTGTTAATCAGAACACCACTCAGAGTACCCAGTTCAGTGTCGAATACCAGACCAGTGCCGTCGATGCTATCACCAGTCAGAGTGTAATCTCTGGCGAAGATAGATTCGTTAGCATATGTTCTCAGGAATGAAACACCAAGTTGCAGATTGACGGTATCGCCAATGTTATAAGTGCCAAGAGGACCAGCAGCAGTGTACCAAGTGGTAAGGAGGTTGATGTAAGGTGACACAACACCTCTCATCACGCCACCATCAACACCACGGTCAACAGGCAGGTTCATAATCTCAGTACCTTGACCCTGACCAGCATCTTCCTGAGCTTCAGTCTGGAAGTACAGTTTGTGACCCACAGGGTTGATATCCATCCACTTCTGGACGCCATCATTGTCCTGGTGTGTACCGCGCAGGTTAGAAACCTTCAGGTAGTTACCACCTTCTTCAGAGAATGCAGCAGTAAACTGTGCTGCATTAGGTTCAATCTCAAAGCGTTGGTTGACAGTATCAACATCAGTGATGGTGTGCCAATAGCGTTGCATAATGTTGAATTCGATGCCACCAATGTCATAGACATAAGACTCAGATTCGTTAGCAATCTCACCAGGGAGTACAGGATCTGCTCTGAAGGACGGACCCATAATGTATGGGAACGAAGGTTGCAGGTTATCATCTTCAGTGATGAAGTATGCATATGTACCGTTCGGGTAGTCAGGAGTCACACAATAGCGACCGTTAATTCTATCAAGGTCACCAGTGATGATACGCTCACCCATATTAGAGTGGTTGTAGCAGAAGTAGAACAGCGATTGAGGTGCGTTAGATTGAGGCGTGTACTCAACACTTCTCTGTGTAGCAGTATCGAATCCAGCAATATATGCTGCATAGTCAACCTCAACACCCTCAAGTTTGTAGACAACACCAGATTGGAAGACAGCGTTAGCATCACCAACATCTTGTCCAGCAACGTGCCAACCTTGTGCAGTTGCCTCACCATATACTGAGAGCAGCATAGCGTGAGAGGTGTTAGAAGCATCACTCAGGTTGAAGATATACTTTCTACCCTTGCGGAAATTAAACGAAGGTTTCTCAACGGTACCAGATAATGTACCACCAGAGATGTAGTAACGACCACCGCTACCAGTTGCAGTAGCAGCTGCTGCCTGAACATTAAATGTGGTCTCTAATGCATCTTCGTCAGTGTTACCAGGATGCTCAAAGTCTTCAATGAATGATCCATAAGGATAGTTGAGGGTAACAGGACGGTTAGCAAACATATCAGGTGTTCTGCCAACCAACTTCATCAGATAACTAGGCTTCATTCTGATAACAGCAGAGCTGCTATTCATTTCACTGGAATATCCGTAAGGACCATAGATCGGATAACCATCGAATGCAACACCAAGGATCTTAGAGTGACCATCAGCGTGACGCTTGTAATCACCCTGAATGTCGCTGTTCACAGTAATGCTGTGACCCATTCTCTCGTGATTAGTACAAACATAGTACATCGCATTAGGTGCATCAGTCGGAACAACAATCTGCACCGAACGTGTTGCTGCACTATCAAAAGAATTCACATAGGTAACGGCATCAACCGCTGCACCATTAAGGCGATATGTGACATTAGTAGCATACTTAACACCACCGCCAAAAATGCCATCGTCAGTCGTACTAAGATAAATTGGGTGCCCATTATTGCTCGAATCGTCCTGATTGAAGATATAAGTGTTGCCTCTAGTAAATGTCAGTGCTGCACCTTCAGTGGCTGAAGGGAAACCAGGACCAGAAAGCAGGTAACCGTTAGCAGAACCAGTACCGAACCAAGGGTGAGCAGCAGTCTTAGCACCAACAGTAACTGTATATGTCAGTGTGCTGAATCCTAAGTCGAAGTAAGAACCAGACAGATAGTTGGAAGCAGCAATAGTTGTGGAATTATAAGCAGCAAGGAACTTACTGCTGTTGTATCCATAGATATTAGCACTGCTCGGGAAACCACCAAAGGAATCTTCACCAACCAAGTTACCATTAGTAACAGTGTTGTATGTCCAACCAGGAGTAGGACCTTGCTCATTGCTGTAGTCATACAGGAATACGCCTGTAGTCGTCATACCGAACGGAGCAATCGAGCGGAGTGGTTTACTATCTGGAGTAGCATCAGCAAAGTTGGTACCACCTCTCCAGTTGATATTCTGGTTAAATGCCTGATCAACAATGCTGTTGGGGTTACCAGCAGTAATTGCAATCGAAGAAACAGCAGTTGCCTGAACACCACCAAACACATTCGGAGCACTAATGTTAACCGTAGGTGCGGCAGTGTAGTTTGTACCAGCGTCATCAATCGTCAGGGAGCTAACGTAACCATCCAGCACCGAGATGTTAGGAGATGCAGCAGCGCCAACACCACCGCCTCCAGAGAAGGTGATCGTTGCACTGGTGTATCCAACACCTTCATCGTCCATCGTGACACCAGACACAACACCGATCTGTGTACCAATAGTAGCACCAGCAGCTGCAGGTTGCTCAAAAATCGGGTTTTGTGGTGGAGAGTTGCCTTCTACAATAGGATCACCATAGTATTCATCACCCAAGATGTAAGGGAATGCAGGTTGATTAGAGTTATCAACCGTCATAAAGTAAGCGTAAGTACCACCAGGGAACTCAGGTGTCACACAGTAACGACCATTTCTGCGATCAAGGTGACCAGTTCCCGCATATTCATAGTCTTCCACGAAAGAACCCAGAGGATATGCTGTCGTAGATGGTGCATAACCAACAGGTTCAGAAAGTGTAATCGTACCCGTCATTGCCTGAGCATTCTCAGACACATAGTAGTAGGTACCTGCCGCAGCAGTTGTTGTGTTCCACAGAATAGTAGCGTTGTAACTACCATTGTTCGTCACAGAAGCAACAACCTGAGTCGGGTTGTAAGGAGCAGGAACAGTCTGGATCCACATCGGGTGGGTCACAGTTGTACCACCACCGCCACCAGCAGCTTGGATAGTGATCGTGCCGACCATACCAGAGTGGAACTGACACTGGTAGTAGTAAGTACCAGCGGATCCAATTCCAGGTGTCCAGGAAACAGTACCAGACTCAGTACCTTGGTTAGTAACACCAGAGATCTGGTTGCCAGTACCAGTACCAGCAGAAGTCTTCAGGTAGAACGGGTGACCAGATGCAGACACCGTGAAGTTGATAGTATCACCTTCGTAGAATGTCAATGCAGGATCGTTACCACTGACGTTACCAGATCTGTCGGAACCAGAAACAGAATAATCACTGAAACTAGGTGCAGTAACAACTAAGTTGTAGGTTTGTGGTGTGCTACCACCGCCACCACCAGTGGTGTAAGAAGCATTAACGTTAAGCACAAGGTTGTCACCGACGTTAGCAGCAATTGCAACGTCAGTACCTGTTGATTGTCCCGTGAAATCATAGTCCAGCGAATCATCTGCAGTGACAGACCAGTTGTAAGTAGATCCACTATACTGCTGACCATCACGCTGTGTCTTCACATTCCAGGAAGACTGCATTCTGCTCAACGTGGTCGGAGATGCAGGGTTATTGTAACCAATAGGACCGTAGATCGGATAACCATCATATGCATAACCAATCACAGGAGAGTGAACTGTTCCGTTCGTGATGTCATCACCAGTGTGGGATGGCAGCGCAGCAGTGTTAGCAGTGGTGGTAACAGAAGCACCGTTGCCGTAACCACTGTACAGCGAACAGTAGTAGAACAGGTTAGGAGTATTAGGTTGGAGTTGCAGGTAGAGACCTGTGCCAGATTGACCGTCTCCAGGTGTGCCCTGATAGCGGGTGCCAATCTCATACTCTACACCACCCTGAATGTGTACACCATCATTAGTTTCCGAAACACGGAAAGGATAACCTGTGTTGGTAGAGTCGGACTGATCAAAGTAATAAGTATTGCCTTCAGTCAGAACAAGGTTAGGTGTAATACCACCATTCAGATAATACTTGTTACCAGATCCAGGATTTGAAACTGTAACAGTATAAGTTGTGGTAGATCCCTTCCAAGTATTGAGGAGGAAGTTGTTGTTAGTGTAGTAGTATGCACCATTGCTATCAACGATGCCACCACCATTGTCAGCACCAAACTTGGCACTATTAAAGATTTTGTTGAAAGTATAACCATCAGGGCAACCAGTGCCATCAGGTAGATCTGTATTCAGACCGTGAGAATAGTGACGCAGTTGAACACCATTCAATGCAACACCAATGCTAGTAGCAGCAGTGGTTGAAACGTGCGGATCATCAGCAATGTTTCTACCACCTCTGTATGTAAAGGTGTGGTTGTAAGACTGACCAGTAATACTGTTGCTGTTGTTAGCGTTCGGGAAAGAACCATACAGAGCAGGTTGTGGCAGGTTGTCTGCAGTAACAACCAGTGCTCTTGTAACAACGTTCAGCGAAGATGTAGTGGTAGATCCACCACCAGACACGAAAGAAGCGTCAGGAGCGTGAACTGTGTTACCCTGGTTTGCAGGAGCAGAAGGTGCGATCGTAACAGTAGGTGCTTCAGAGTAACCACTACCAGCGTTTGTGATAGTAATGCTAGTGATCTCACCATCAACCACAACTGCTTGTGCTGCAGCACTAGAACCGCCACCACCAGAGAATGCAATCGTAGGCAGGTTAAACGGATTGTAACCAGAACCACCGTTGGTAACTGTGATACTTTCAATACCACCACCAGTCAGTGAGATAGTAGCAGTTGCTGCAGCGCCAGAACCATCACCAGTGATAATCACGTCAGGAGCAGAGGTGTAACCAGAACCAGGCTGGTCAATATTGATGCTAGTGATGTTACCACCAGTCAGTGTGATACCTGCTGTTGCAGCAGCGCCAGCGCCACCACCACCAGTAAATGAAACTGTAGGTACGCTAGTATAACCAGAACCTTGGTTCTGAATCGTCAGGTTGTTAACATAACCTGTAGTACCACCAGAGGGGAACACACCATAGTCACCAGGCGCAGGGTGGTTATCGGAAACAATGTTTAGCAGACCACCTGCAATGTAGTATGCAGCAGTCGGGGATTCTGCACTAGAAACCCAAACGTCGGTAACAACATCAACAGCAGGGATTGCCTCAGGAACGCGAATCTGAATTCTGTCGCCAATTTGAGGATCAAATCTTGCATATTCTGTTCCCAAAGTGAAAGAGATAACGTTAGATGCAGCACCTGTACCAATCTTGGTATTGATACCATCAAAAGTAATCTCATCAATGTCGTCAACAGGATACACATTGACACTACCGCCACCATATTCTTCACCAACGGGGACGCCATCACGCTCATAATCCCAAACAATATTCCGACGGAGCCACTCTTTAGCGAGTTTAGGCACAGACTTACCACCGTAAGTAACTCTGTTCTGATAATTCATTCTGCCCAGATACTGAGCAACAACACCAGCAGTCAGTGGACCAGAGAACGATGTACCTCTAATCAGAGCATAGTAAGTGCTACCAACAGAGTTGTAAAGAGTGTTGGTGTTCCAGTAATAATGCGGGCAGTAGATAGATTCTCCAGGTGCACTAGTAGTCACACCTGAGCCATAGTTAGAGAACTTGGAGAAGGTATTGATGAAACCCGTCGCACCGACAGAGATCTTGTCACTAATACCCTCCATATTATATCTGTAGTCCTGAGGACCAGCAGTACGAGGACCAGGGTGGAACTTTGCCTGATAACCACCATATCTGGTGTTGTAACCGAAACCGTTACCAGCGGAGCGCACATAAACAATGCCAGAATCACTGACAAGATTCTCATAGTCATCCATAGCAGTGTCTGCTTCATAAGCACCACTATCGAATCCAGGTTCGTTCTGAGGAACATAAGGGAACACCTCAGAAGGAATAGCACTCACACCCAGTGATGCGTTCACAACAGCAGGTCTGTTGTTACCCTTCCAATCAGGATGACTCGGATCATTGTGATTAATGATCGCCAACATTGCGAACACATAGGTAGACAAAGCACCACTGCCCTGACTATTCTGCACTTTCAGTGCATAAATTCTTGCTTTACGAGCGAGACCGTGCTGCAAACCAGCAGCCATAATGGCACACTCTGTACCGTGACCATTGTCATCTTCGTTTGAGTTTGCTTCACCATTAACAGTATAACCAGAGTTATACCCAGGAACCTCATAAACTCTATATTCGTTCTGATTAGTAAGATCGTTCAGATCACCTGCATAATCAGGGTGGAACAATTCAGGGTGAAGGTTAGCACCTGTTGCAGATGTAGGACGTGATGCACCACGGACACCAGAGTCGATGATGTAAATATCAACACCATCACCTTCCTCGGTGTAAGAATAGAGACCGTAGTCCAAACCATTCTGCCCTTGCGTCAGACGTGAGAGGTACCACTTAGAGAACATCGTCACCTTACCAGAATCGGTAGATGCGACTGCTTCGTTATTTAGAATACCGACTTTAGAAGTTTCTCTAGCGTAGTAATAGAGCTGCTTCGGAGTCGTCTGACTCATCGTCAGTTCTATCCGCGCCCCAGCAGTACCAGGAGTACCAATACGAGACACACCAACAACGTATTCAGTGCCTCCGTTGTGAGTTCCATCTGGGGTCTCCGAGAATGCCAGGGTGTAGTTGAAGAGAGACGCCGATGAACAATCAATGTTCAAGACGTGTCCTGGCATTATATAATTGATTTCAGGGTTCTGAAAAGACCCATTGATATAAAACTTAGGACCGTAAGATGTATTTGTTACAGTCAGGGTAACACCGTACTGTGTACCAGCACCAACGGTGTAGGGAATAACGTTACCGTAATCAAGGGGTTTAATTTGCTGTGCGAGACTTTCGGTAGTATCTCCTTCAGCGACTAGGGATGCAGCAATATCATTTCTATTTTGCAGGGTAGATGTAGGAGGATTGTTTGCCAGATCCTCCAGAACTTCCTCGGGGCAGAACTGCACACCACCTTGTTCCTGACCTGCAGGATCAATAGTGATCTCTCTATCCCAGATAGCACCAATAACCTCAGGGAAATCATCACTCTTCAAAATAGTGATGAAATTATCATCTTTGCTTGCAAAATCAAGCATCACTGTCTTGAGTCTACTCAAGTCGTGAACATTCTGTAGTGAGGTAAAACGCTGTTTTGCTCTCTCGATTACAGCGTGTGCTTGATTTTCTTTAGAAATCCTTGCAATAATTCTATTGCTCATTACCCGAAATGAATACAGTACTTTCCCTGAAGGTTATTTATCAGATTACAGTTCTGCTTTGCTTCGTATCAGGTACATATGTTCCTCGTCAACGAACTTCTGCAGTTGCCACGCTGACCCTCCGTGTTGCAAATCTTCCCGAGAAAATTTTTCCGATAATTCTCTATTCATAAGGCGATTTCTGCCAAATGCTTCACGGTCACTAATGTTACGGAACATCGACTGGTGCCACATCAGTGCAACATCTCTTACACCATCAGTAACTTCAGTAACTTTATGTCGCAACCCTGTAGGATAACTAAATGCCCATCCAGCAGGTAACTTAACAGACAAAATTTCTGTACCAAGTTCTATCAGCAGTTCCCCACCTTCATAGTCATCAGGATTACTAAGAAAGATAGTTGTACTGACATCAGAGCGAAGTTTTTCATCGCCTCCCATTAATGTCGCATCGCAATGCCAATCGTAATGATGTCCTGGCAGATAGCGTGCAAATATAGGTAACGTCTGTCTGACTGGTGTTGTGAAATTCATCACCACGTGGTTTTCTTCCCACGAAGGTTTGATGAGATCCCACGCATTATAAGAGTTAGGATAATCCATCTGAAGATTACTCTTCAGATTTTTATCTGGGGATCCTGTGTCAGATCCATCTATCCAATCACAAAAATCATAAAAGTTACCGACGTGCTTTAGTTGTACTTCACTCAAAAGTTCATAACGATAAAGCATAATTATTCAGGTTTAGTTGGCCAACCAGTAAAGTTATCGGGGTTATAAGGATCTGCCTGTTGCCCAGGAAGATCTCTAAGTGCTTGACGATATGTTGCCCACTCTGTTTTCTTTTCAGCGGTGAGGGGCGAATCAGGAAGTTGTGTCCAATCACTATCAATCAGTTTTTGGTTCCTGAAAGATTTCAATGTTGCCAAATTAGCAGGAACATTTGTGTCACCAACAAATTGTGACTCAGCAACAATGTTTGCTGCTTGCTCTGCGGCATCATCTCTCCACTGCTGGAAAGATTCTTCCAGTTTTGATTTCAGACCATTATAAACCTTGGTTGCTTCAATTGCAGCAGGACCACCATTGTTAGGAGTTCTATTGTAATTGTTAGGAATATCACCAGTCATATCTGTCTGCTCAGTGATGTAGTGAGCAGGGAAATCTAATCCATCTCCATCACTAAACGGTTTCCAGTAATAGAACCAGTCCAAGTTATCTACACCAGGAACGTGCCACGTACCAGTGATCAGAGGAAGAACCAGGGATTCCCACTCATCATTACTCAAGACAAACTGAAGAATTCCATTGCCTTCCAGCAAGAAACCTCCGACTTTCTTTTGTTGTACGGAAATTACAAGATCCGCTCTACTGAAATCTCGTGCTGCCATTTTAACTATTGAGAAGATACCACCCAGTCAAGATATATTTATCGCCTTTAAGAACTAGGTTCCCTTTATGGACGTGAGTATATCCTGCTGGCCAAATAACAAGGGTTCCTTGGTTTGCTTTAATGCGACGCTTCTGGTGCAGAAACTCAGTTTCACCACCTTCATAATCATCATTCAAATAAATCGCCCACACCAGAACCCTAGAAGAATGATCTAGACCCATCGCTTCATAATGAAACTGATGATAACCACCACCTTCAGGGGTGTGTTGCATCTTAATAGATGTACTGATCAGACCCTGACCACGAAGTTGACCATACTCAAAAATATAATGTTCTAAAGCAGACTGAATATATTGATGTGCTATCTTAGTAAGTTCGTGGTTATTATGGTTCAGAAGAATCTGATTATCATTCCTACCAAGAGAACCATTATGGAACTGAAATCTACCATCACCAACATTATCTTGAATGTCGGGAGAGTGTAAGGAATACTGATCCTTCAGTGTTCCCATCCAATCAGTAAATTGCTTACATACAGCGGCTGGCATAAGTCCATCCCAGACGCCTATAAAATCTTTAAATTCAACATTAGTAATGTTTTCGTCCAACATCAGTTCGATGGGACGAATAGGGGGTACACCTTCCATAATTAATCAGGGATAAATCGACACTCCACATTCGTTGTAGTTTCCTTCGAGACCACCGTACTGTGCACGGAGTCCGAGTTCGTTACTAGCACCAACACCGATGCCATTAGCATCATTATATATCGCTTGGTCCAAATCCGCAAGTGTTGTAAAAGTAGAACCACCATTTGTTGTGTGCTGGTTGATAAATGCATTCATCCAACCATCAAATGCAGCAGCTTCAGGTTTTCTAGACAGAATAGTACCAAAACTGCTCAGAATTTGTGCGCCAATCTGACCATATGTGAACGTACTCACAGCAGTCGTACTAGCATACGAAGAGTTTGTACCAGTAACAAAGTATCTATTGCTACCACTATTGAACGGATTGTAAGTATATGGTGCAGCAGTACCATATCTCAGGTAACCAAAGACGGTATCACCATACCCTGCAGGAGTTGTACCTGTGCCAGCAGTACAGTTGACAGTAACAGTAACTGTTCCGCTAGTACCCTGACCTGCAGGACCAGAAACAACCAGTTCGTAATCCTTACTACCGTCAGGCGGTGGACCCACACTGAAACTATCCGTTGTGGTGCCAGACAGTTGACTTGTGGTGAAACCAGTAGAAGACACCACTGTAGTGGCATCAGTGGAGCTCCAGGTCAATGTAGTTGTGCTGACAGGGTTAGCAGCGCCGCTACCAATCTCCATAACAGCAGGATTAGCAGTCAACGTTGCTGTAGGCAGTTGTGTGACTGTAACTGTAACAGTATCAGTTGTTGTACCTGCAGCGTTTGTTGCCGCAATAGTATATACTGTAGTGGCATCAGGCGAAGTTGTATAAGTGGTGCCAGTCAATGATGTCTGCGCATCCCATCCAGAATCTGCAGGACTAGAACTATATGTAATAGATGTAGCACCAGTAACAGTGATATCTAAGGTAGCACCAGGATCATCGTCAATGTTGATACTAAGGTTAGAAGAAGCACTGGTATCAATTGTGGGAACTGCCAGAGGATTAACCGTCAGTTCAGCAGTTTCTGTAGTCGAACCATTAGCATTACTCAGTGTAACAGTATAAGTTGTAGTTGTTGTGGGACTAACATTAACAGACTGATATGCAGAACTGCTAGCACCAGGAATGTTAGATGATACAAACGTTGTAGCATCATAAGAACTGTAAGTAACGTTAGCGGTCTCACCGAAGTCAATCGTACTCGGAGTAACACTCAGGTTGATTGTAGGTGCTGACGGAACAGTCACAGCAACGTCTTGCGTCACTGTAGTTGAACCATAAGCATTGCTCAACGTAAGCGAGTATGTCGTGGTCGCCGTGGGGGTAACGACAATGCTCTCCCCAGTTGGTACAGTAGCACCAAAATTACTAGCATCAACTGCAGTAGCACCAGGAGCACTATAAGTAATGGTGCTAGAGCTACCACTACTAATGCTGTCAGGAGAAGCAGAAATTGTGATAGAAGGTGCCGCAGCATACGTAACATTCGCATAACCAGTCTGTACCAGAACACTTTCATTATAGATTTGAATAGTATAACCAACAACTTCACCACCAACAGCAGACCCTTCCAGAGTCATTGATACTGTATCGCCAACAATGTAACCGCCTTTAGAGTTAGTTCCACTACCGCCGACGTTGATAGGTGATCCACTAACATTACCACCACTGGTTTTAGTTACCAGAATATCGAAATTATAAACAGCGTCACAACCTGCAATAGTGAAACTGGTAGACTGAGTTCCAGATGCAGTGGTAGTTGAGATGTTAAGAGGACCAAATGCATCTGGAACGTTGTCTCCAGTATCAGCAGGCGGTGGGGGAGCAGTGTATGCAGAACTACTAACTCCCAAGAAAATCATATATGCAGTTTCTTGGAATTCAGGTCGAATAGTAGGATCATTATCCAGACCCAGAGTAATACCTACCTCAAAAGAACATTGCGTTGCATCCGCTCCCTGCGGTTGCATATACGCTGACATTTGTGAGTGTGAAGGTCGAATGGTACAGGAACCATTGTTGATGCTAATGTTACCTTCATTCTGATTATTTGCCTGAACACAATAGGCATTATACCAACTATTAAATCCGTATGCTGAAGAACTTGAACTAATATGACTGTTCTGACCTCTGTTTCCAATGGAATCTCCCCATCCTCTATGATAGGATACCGTTCCAGTAATACCCGACTTGAAAGAAAGCCAATGTGAGTGCTCCGCTCCAGCACCTGCCTGATCTGGCCAAGTATAAGAAGGACCACCTCTAGGATTGATTTTAAAACCAGTGTCGCCGTTACCAGGGTTGGTTCTATCAATTCTTGTACTACCACCCTGACTTGTGGTACTTGTCGCGTTTCCGTGATCGTGAGTAGGTTGAGAATTAGCGGTGTGATTCGACAACGCACCACTATCGACTACAATATGTCCACCAGAAAGAGATACAGAAGACTGTGCTGTTCTACTAGTGTTGTAAGAGATATTAGGTGATCCGACAACCTGTACTCTAGGTGCAACATCAGGAAGTCTCAGAACATTTTGACCACCATATGATCCACACGTATCTGTGTCGCCGCTATCGTGATCTTCTAATTGAGGTGAAGATGCATCTTCAGGTCTAATTCTACCAGTTCCGATCGGTCTTCTATCACGCAGATCAGGAACATTAAAAGATCCAGTAATACTAGGGAACGAAGCTTCATCGCCAGCACTACCACCGTAAGTATTACCAATAATTTGATACAGAGCAAGAAACTCGTTAGGGTTCAGACTTCTGCCATTACATTCTTGCCATCCATCAGGAGCATAATAATTACCATTAGAATCTTTCGGCATCATCGCAATGGTGCCGACTTGGACTCCTGTCCACGCTGGATTCGTCTCGGAATAATACTTAGACATTAGAATTTGATGATATATTCTACGATCATATAGGGAGTTGTCACGTGATTTAAACTTTCTCTAGGATCTGCGTTGACATTTCCTTGACAGGAACTACCAGCAAAACTAATCGTAACCTGCTGTCTAGTGAACTGCAGGTGCTGAGCGACACTTTGACCAGATACACTATGATTGTGATTAATAGTACCGCCATTGTGGGAGATACTAAAAGTTTGAACATTACAACCAGTCAAATTGATATCAGTGTTATCCTGCATATCAGTATCAACACTTTCAGGTCTAACATCACTTTCTTGCCAAGCAAAACCACCGTGATTATGACGAGCAACGTTCGCCGCTGATAAAGATGCAGAACTGAGACTAGTTCCAGTAGCAGTTAACTGCGGATTGCCAGAAATGTCAGCAGTCTTTGCTGCTCCAGTAACAGAACCATTAAATGTAGAATTCACAGTAGGTTGAATAGTTGCTCTATATCCAATACCTGCTCTCTCATATGTTCCGCCACCACTCATTGACATATTGCCAGTAAACTCTTGACCAGCAGTACCAGATGGAATAAGTACCTTTGCGCCTAAGTTAGGAACACAAAATGTACCTGAAACAAAATCTCCAGCAGCATCAAATGTTGGATTTAATAGATTAGAACCCAGTAAACCAGGATTAAATCTACACCCAGCAACAGAACCACCACCAGTAGGACCGACGCCAATAATTCTAGCAAGAGAAGGGTAATCTCTTGCTTGATATATTTTACCGTCGCACCTTAAGTATCCACCAGGAACTCTCTCGTCTTTTTCCGCAGTTGATTGACATTCTCTAGAAAAAGGGACAATAACTCCTGGCGCAACTCCCTGCGCTCCTTTTACTCTAGAATATACTTTTGCCATTAGTATGCTTTGATAATGTATATTGCAGTCTGGTACGGCGGAGTAAAATCCAAGGCAGCGTTACCTAAGCCTGGATTATTATTTAGGGAGATATTGTCACTTGTGTAAGACTCTTGATAGTTAGGAACTTGCATTCCTGCAGGATTTACATCATAACTAACTGAACTGTGCGAGTGTGCTCCACTAGGAACACTAAATCTATTGTTCTGATCATCATTAGGACAACCAACATAGTTAGTACTCTTCTGATGCATACCACGAGAAGTTTGGAATGTTTGGTCACCACCAGATTCAGCACTAGGAGTACCACCATACTGGTTAAGAATAGTATTAACGGTTTGGTTGTGACCGTGTGCTGGTATGTTCTCCAATGACATCACCCTAGGTTGAACATATGCAGTCTGAGACCACATATTACCAGAGTTCTGAACTTGAGAACTATTATAAGAAATAGTTTTATTTGGTTTGCCGTCTACATTCCACTGTGCATACAAACCAACGTTATCAGTGTTGTTACCACCCTGACCAGTATATGTACTTCCTTTGTGGAAAGGTACTCTACCGTTGTTTAAATTAGGAACTTGAAAGTCACCAGATTGATCAGAACCACCATAGGTATAACCAATAACATCCTTTAGCAAAGGATAGTTTGCATTCTGATATGTACCACCATCACATTCCAACCATCCGTGGGGGATGTCGCCATTACCCCCAGTCCACGCCATAATTGTACCGATCGCGGCATTTTTAAAGCCGCGAACTTCTGCTAGATTCTTAGACATTAGAGTTCAATGAGACGCCAACCAATAACTGCGTTGATATAAAGGAGACCAATACCTGCTCCAGGTGTCTGGATAACCAGTGTGCCGTCGGTAGCACCCTGAACAGGAATAGCGGTACCTGTCTTAACGATAATCGACTTATTATATGTAAGTGCATCTGTCACGTCAAGGATACGAATCTGATCACCCTTCTGTGCAGAAGGCAGTGTCAGTTCAACACTTGCACCAGAGAATGTAGTGACATAGTAGTTGACGTTGACTGCCAGGTTAGTATTGGTGCTAACCTCATCCCAGCGGCGACCAGCAGTAGGTGTGAAGTAACCAGTGACCTGATTAAGATCAACGGTACCATCAGCATATACCTTAATGTTGTTATCACCACCATTGTTGATGTCAAGACCACCACCGTTAGCAGTGATGTTTCCATCAACGTCAAGGTTGCCACCGATGTTAGTATTGCTGGCAACACCAAGACCACCGTCAATAACAACAGCACCCTCATCATTGTCATTAGACTGCGCAGTGCTGTGTACTCTGAGTGTACCAGAGTTATCGGCATCGTTACCAATAACTGTGTTACCTGTAGCAGAATCAACGGTGAACGTTGTGTCAGCATTGATGTCAGTCTTCTTAATAGTAAGGTCATCACCCAGTGTCAGTGCACCAGTGGAGTGCATTCTGGAGTTAGGATCAGTCTCTGTACCATCGCCAACGAAATCAATCTGACCAGTAGGCACCATCTTAAGGCGCATATCGCTGTCATCGAAGACAGTGAATGCTTCTGTAGAACTGATCTCGATCTTGGTAGAACCGTTGACCCACAGTTTCTGCAGAGAATCAGGTGTTGCTTCACCAATGGACACATTGCTGTTGAGATCCATCTGGATACCGCCGTCGGCATCACCGATACGAGCGGAACCATCTGCCTTAATAACCAGTGTTGCGGTAGAAGCATCATCAAAGTGATCGTTGCTCCAGACTGCATCACCAACCACAAGATTCTGACCTTGCAGAGTGGCGTAGTTGTTAGCACGATTTACATCATCTTGCTTGATATCGATACGAAGGTTGTCCGCACTAGTATCACTGTCAAGGCGATACATCTTAGCGTTGCCGCCACGGATGAACAGGTCCTTAGTAACAGTCAGGTCACCAACCAGTTCGTGAGAACCGTTGCTAAGAGCAGTCAGAGTACCGTCGATAGTCAGGTTACCGTTAGACTGACCACCGCCAACAGATTCAACCTCACCAGATCCAGCAGCGCCTGCACGAACAGTAACATCGCCACCGACCCAGAGACCCACAGAAGCGACAACTTCTGTAGAATCACCAGTGTTGATCGAGACGCGACCAACACCGTTGCCATCGTCATCATAGACGCGGAAAGCGTGGATGCCAGTGGGGTTCAGGTTGTCGCCACCAACCCACAGGGAGTTGCGGAAGATACCAGAACCTTCAACGTCCAGAGTCTGCTGAGGAATCACGCTACCGTTAGTAACGCGAGTGTTCTTCAGGTTGACACCCAAGCGCATATCGCTGCCTGTAGCAATCGAAGTAGAACCAGCGCCAGTGGTGTAGGTGGTCAACGCATCAGCGCCGATAACACCCCATTCTCTCCATCCGTAGGAAGGAGTCTCGCCTTGCTGGAAACCATCGATCTGACACCAGATCCAACCCATCGTGGTGTTGTAGTTGATGTTAGCGATACGGTGTGCTTCGCCAACAGTCTCAGTACCACGCAGTTCAATCGTACCCTCTTGCTTAAAGGATTCCGATGCAGGAACAGTCTTGTCCTTGGATGCCTTGATAGAATAGGTAAGACCAGAGGAGACGTTTCTGGGGTTGAGTTCCCAAACAGCAAACTGAATTGTGTTGGGTTTGAAGGGAGGGTTGAAGACCATATCAGTCTCAACCAGTGCGGGGTCAACACTAGAAATACCAGTGTTAGCAACCGACTTGATTGTCAGTGAACCAGGGTCATCGCTACTGTTAGCAAACTGATCACCAACCTCAATGGTGACAGGTGTGGAGAAGAATGTACCGCCAGGTGCAGAGATCTGGAAGTCATTTTGCAGGTCAAACTTGACTTTGTTGTTAACAGTCAGAGTATCAACCGTGAGATCGTTGGTGTTCTCGTCTTCGTCAGCGTTCTCACCAGCAACTCTCAACACAGAGTCATCAATCTTCGTCTCTTCACCAGAGATAGCGTTGATACGCTGGTTACCCACGAACAGGTCACCGTTAGCGTTCAGACCAGAGTAGAAGACCACACCGCCGTCTTGACGCTTCGCCTGAGAGAACAGGACTTCATCGTCAGAGAGCACATACTCCTGTCTAGAGGGGAATGCGGTGGAGTAGTTACCAGGACCGAAACCAGTGTATTCAAAGGTGTGGTTACCAGAACGTGCCTGCGACGGACGACGCAGTTCCATATAGACACGACGGTCAGCAACAGCACTGCTGGTGCCTTCGATACCAATCCGACGATCCTCACGAGAGGCAACTGCCTTGCCATCTTGTGCTTCCAGAGTAACTGTTGAGGATCTATCAAGGTTCGCGATCAGGTTTGTAACCGATTCCTTAGTGATGCTGTTCTTGTTATCGTCAGCGGTAACAAGACCGTGGACATAGTTGTCAGCAACAGAGATAGTTGCAGGAGCATCCTTGACGGTTGAACCATCACCGTCGGGGTCAAACCACAGCGGATCATCAGCAAACAGTTCAGGATACAGTCTCTCGGTCGGGTGACCAAACTTAAAGCTGTTAAATTCAGTAACAGAAGGAGAGAAGTCACCACGCAGACAAGTCAGGTAATAGATACCATCCTGCTGGTTGTAGATTCTGCGGCGCAGAGTCTTGACACGATACACATAGTAGGTGTTTTCGACTTCCTCAACATCAGTGACGCTAACAACCTTGTAGTCTTTCTGGTTACCATCTGCCTCGTCACGAACAAAATCGCCAGGGGTCAGAGTGTAAACAGGAGCGTTACGAATGACATACTGTCTACCAAGGTCATCATCATACTTCTTAAAGTCGTCGCGGCCACCGTTAGGTTTCTCAGCAAGAATACCCGTAGCAGAACCGCTAGCGAGAATAGTAGCAGCGCCACTGTCATACTTCAGGTAAGGAAGTAGAGCGAAGTCACTACGTAGGATAAGGCGAGTAACGCCACCTTCAATATAAACCTTGTGGACTGTAGGCAGGTTACCACTGATCTCAGTGCTTTCACTGAAACCAGACCAAGCAACTGCCAGACCTTCAGTGAACACACCACCAGAAGTGCTGCTCAGTGTAACCTCAGTCAAGATTGTACCAGAGGTCAGTGCAGTACCAGCAGCGATGTTGGTATTAATAGTATGATCAAAAACCGTCAGTTCAATGCGGTTAGTACCACTGACACTCTTCTCTCTTGCAGATTCAATAGTAAACTTAACACCACAATCAGAAACCAGTTGCTTACTGTTGCCAGTCAGATATGGATCATAGTTAAAGTCATTCTGGATTTCCAGGTTATTGCCATTAGGATCAATAGTAGGAGAACTACCAAAGAATACAGGCATATCTGTAGTGCCATCCACTGCTTCCAGAACAACTTTCTGGGGTCTTAGTCTTCTATTCTCGTCAGTTCTGACTTTAAGGACATAACCGAGCAGGGGTTCTCTAACGTTGTCGATCTCCTTCGGCACAACGTATCTGAGTCTGTAGATACGGTCATCTTCCCTACGGCGATCGTTGATACGCTTGATGTAGGTGTTGGAGGTGGAGATGATTTCTTCATTGACATATTCATCCAGGGTGGATACACGGTTGAAGATCGTGTTAGGTTGCTGAGCTGTATTCAGCACATCCAAGTACCACAGACCACTGCGGTTTGGAGATGCAGTCATCTCAGGGTCATACTTCAGCGGATGTCTGGTATTACAGGAGAACACAAAGATCTCATCCTGTCCAGAAACACCAACGGTGCCACTAGAGGTGAAGGAATACGGAATACCACCACCTTGAATTGCAAGTGCCGCAGTCTCTGCAACCTTGAACTTATTGATGTTGCCACTTGTATTGTCATAAATGGCATAGTACATCTTATTCGCATCGATGCCACCAGGCAATTGCGAACCAGGCTTAGCACGGAAGAACACAGCAGTTGCTGCTTTCGTGGCGAAACCTTTGTCAAAGACGTGGGGTGACTCCAGGGTGAATTCATTAGTTGCAGGGTCAGCAACAGTAACCTTATACTTAAAGGGAGTCGGGTTCACATCGAAGATGTACTGATACATCTCAATCTGGACACCAGCGTTCAGTGCCTCAGGAATGTGAATAGCGTTACCAGCAGCAGCGTCATCCTCAGATGCTGCGAGCAGGAAGGTGTTCAGATCTTCTGTGGGGAAAGTCTGATCGGGAGGAACTGGTGCTGTATGGCGACCAGGAGCGATCACATAGTAGACCGTGTTGGGTTCCAGACCCTTAGGCAGTCTTACCAGAGCATCGTCAATGTTGGAATTAGTTCTTCTAGGAACCAGTCTGACAGGTGTACCAGTGTACAAACCGTGAGACTCAGGACAGGTGAAGATCGTAGCACGATATGTAATCGTCTCACCTTGAGCATTCTGTACCGACTGTGTTGCAGTGGACAGAGTATTAACAGTGAAGGTGTCGAAACCAGAAGGAGTCAGTTGTGCAGACTTCTCCTGAGGACCAGATTCACCAGCAGCAATGTCTGGATCCAGTTTCGCATAGATTCGATCATCACGCTTACCACCGATCTTGTAGTCCTGCAGGATATAAGTTGGGGTGTTATCAGGATCAGAAACTTCCTCAGCTTCACCATACAGATAGACACGAGTAGAACCAGAAGGTTCCTTCGATGCCAGGATGTCAACACCGTAGTACGGAGGTTGTGTGGTGTCGTCAAGGTCAATCGTCTCAGGAGGAACGATATCAGTAACGAAACCGTGCTTATCTTGGAAGAAGGCGAATCCCTTATATCCGATAGCATCCAGAGCGGTGTTACCGAAGTTAGAGTTAGAGTTGGTGATCGAGATGTCAGCACCAGACTCAATCAGGAAGTGATCTGCGAAACCCACCGCAAAGATCGACACCGCCTGAATGAATGCATCATTCGACAGTCTGACGTGAGCGTTTCTCCACTCGTTCTTAAAGTATGCTCTACCATCAGTGTGGTAGGGAGTGGTAGCAAACGAACCTGTTGCCAGTTCTTCAGGGTCAGTGACAGCAACGCCGTTCCAAGCAGATTCAAACTGCGCAGTCTCTTCGTTGAACTTGGTGAATGCGCGGTCGTCTTTCTGCAGTGACACACCAGTGTACTGTGCGCACACCATCGACTTGAATCCAGTAACCTTAGATCCGTCAGCGTGCATACCTGCCAGACCCCAGGTAGAACGAATCGACAGGTTAAAGATATAAGGTGATGCGGAGTCAACCGTATCGATCTCTGCCTGAACAATAGCGTTCTCGTTCAGTCTGTTTGGTGGCAGTGATGCTGTAGTATATGTTGTACCAGAAATCAGCGATGTGATGCTGGTATTAACACGGTAATAGAAAAGAGTATTATCTGCAGGGTCAAGACGGGTGATTAGGAACGAACCGTGCAGATCGTTAGTCAGTCCAGTATCGTCAATAGTAACAAACTGACCCACGAAGTAACCGTGAGGTGCTTTTGTCTTGATCCTGATTTCAGTTGCGTTGCCACCCAACGCCTGAGGAGTGATCGACTCGATGACCTTTTTGTCAGAGAGAGGACCCACAATACGGTTTTCCAGGTCCGTCTCAGCAATAGCGCCGTCGGTATTGATGTCGGTGACCATATTTTCATAGGCATCACCGATCTTGTCGTAATAGAGTTCCAGATCTTCAGCGTCTGCAAACTCAAAGTTTGTAATCTTGTGGTGGGAGAAAGTCGGATCTGCCTTATTACCAGAGGCATCAAAGTAAACCTTCTGCTTACCATCAAAAATCGAGAATTGCCAGAAATAGCAACCACCAGTTACATTAAAGATGGATGTAGTAGGAATACTAGTATCCGTCGGGTTTGGCACATACAGAGGACGAATCTTAGTCTTCCTGAGGTCCATACCCACCAAGGAGGTACCTCTAGGAACAATAACACCACCAGTAGTCGAGTTAAACTTATAAAGATCGTTCTGGGAGTTACCCAGATCGAAGTTCACATTACTTGTGAAATCAGGAATTTGAGTGGCACTCGCAACACCAGGACGGTTGTCAATATAGTGGTCTCCAGGAGACAGCACAACTGTAAATTCGTCAAATCGGTCGTTATCAGGACCTGATTTATACGAAAATCTAGCAACTTCCAGGAAAGCTCTCTGAACGCTCCTGAAAGGTCTAGTCGGGGAGTTACCCCTATTGTTTACGTCATCTGACGCATTAAAGTCGTCAGGCGACACATAAACAAAGCGTCCAGTCTTACTGGAAATTAGATTCTCTAGTCTGGTAAGTGCCATTACCTAAAATATTATGATGGTGGTTGTCCTGTTTGATATTTATCAGAGGAACATTCCCTTGTCTGACAAATATCTTAGTGTGGTCTTCATATCGCCAATGTGCTTCAAACCGACAGCACACTGTGGATATGTTGCGTCTTCACCAAATTCATTGCGAAATTGATGATCCTCGAAATGTTTACCTAATTCGTATTTTTGGAAGTCATCGACTTCGCTGAGATTTTCCAAAAGTGCTGCTAGACGCTCACACTCTTGGCTGCCGTTGCTATACAGTACTGCTGTGGTCATACTCAATTACAATTTTTTTATAGGAAGATTTCCTATCAACCACTATGTAGTGTTTTACTTCACCGTCAAGAAGTTCACCGATACTTTGTACAAGATTATCAGCAATATTCTTGTTAGAGGCTTTACGCCAATCTTCAGCATTGGAACTAGTCACGTTGTCTCCAGTCATCAGGTTTATCTTGCTTGAACCAATCTACGATTTCATCAGCACCATCGAACCCCGTTTTGTAATTAGATGGGTCGGGGTCGCCTAATCCCATCTTATTCATAAAATCATCCATACTGCCCTCCTCAATATCCTGAGCAGCTTGACGGCGTGCTTTGTTTAACCAGTCGCGAGCAGTAGTATGGCGCTTTGCCAACTTTTCTGCCCAAATCATATCATCTAGTTTAACCTCTTCTTTGTTAGCAATTTTTTTACAAATGAACTCTAAACGTAGTCGATACTGGGTAGAAAGCATTTAGTCTTTTCGCAGTTTTCCTTCTAATTCCGAAATTCTGTTGAATTCAGCGTATGCTTGTTCTGAACGCTCCGCAAGAATATCTAAGATATCTTCGCGGATGGTGTCGTTGTCAACATAGTCGTCAAGGTATTTATCGAGAGCTTCCTTGAGATACCTGTATCTATGCCATTCTGGTGAATAAGGTTTGTAATGCATAACAGAAAAAATAAACTCCCCCTCCTGGGATCGAACCAGGGACCAAACGATTAACAGTCGTTCGCTCTACCGCTGAGCTAAGGAGGAATGAAACCAGCGGTGCTGGGTTAAGAGGAATACTCCCCTAAAATATCGAGAACCTGAGAAAGGGCGTGGTGAGCGCCATCGTGCCACTCACCACTTTTATCTCGATGCTCTCCATTATACAGCGCAGTCTTCATTTTGTAAACCCGCGCTTCAATGTCAATTTTAGACATACGAGATCTAGGCATTTTAGAACCAATCGGAGGACCATTCCTCAGATGCCTGAGGACCACCTTCACCGTCTTGTGCAGGAGCAGAAGGAGCGATGTTGGGGTTGCCAGGAGCTGCGTTTTGTCCAGCACCCTCAAGTTGATCAGCAAGACGCTCACGTGCTTCGTTTTCGCTAACGAGTTCAACGTTGAACGAGAACGTCATACGGAGTTTACCGTCAGGATTCTTCTCAATGGTAGGTTGACGCTGCACCATATGATCCATCTGAGAGGGGAAGATGACAACATCACCCTCTGCAACAGTCAGAGACATTTCTTCCTTATAACAACCATACCCGAACATATCAGGATCGTAGTAATGCTTGTTATAACGAGGTCCTTCCGTATACATCTTGTTAGGATTCAGGAAGGTAGTGCCACTGTGCAGATTCGGGTCAAAAGTGATGTAGTAGATGCCCGAAAGGTGTGACGGAACGTGATTGTGAGGTTCCTGATTTTGACCAGGACCATATGCGTTAAACCACTGTTGCGCAACCAAGAATGCGTGAGGATAGAACTCTGCAGACTTAATCGCCTCTTGGAGGTTCACAGAAATGTCTGCGAGAAGTGCTTGCACCTCGATTTCTTCTTCTTTAGTATGATCTTGCATACTTTCATCGAAGAAACTGGTATAGCAGTCACAGTTCCAGCAAGCTTGACCGTCTGTGCTACGGGTATTGCTGTTAGAACCGTTTACGTCCCGATAACGCTTTTCAAGAATCGGAACGAGGATTTCTTTCCATTTTTCGTGTGTCGCTAATTTGCCACGATACACGAAAGTCGGAAAGACAGAAAACAGACCATATTGGTCTTGTTTGTTGGAAGGTTGCGACATAACGACGTTATAACGAATCGTGAGTATTTATTATAGAAGAGAAGGGCGGTTTTGACCACCCTATGCGAGTGGCGGGACTTGAACCCGCAAGAACGCTACGTTCGGCAGATTTTAAGTCTGATGTGTTTACCAATTTCACCACACTCGCAAAAAACCTAAAAAGTCGAAAAATTGGCGGACTTTTTTTTCCGACTTTTTGGTAATCAAAAGGCGAATTTGGTCAGGTAGTAGGTTCGACGTAAACCATATAGTCTTCACCCTGATCGCGGCAGCGTTCAAGCATCACCATAAATGCTTCATAGTTGTCAGAGCAGTCAAGGGTGCGGTGCTCACCTTCATCAGAAATGAGGTGGATCGCTCGGGACTGGATGTCCACGATGATCTTTTCAACAACAGCGTCAGGAGACATAGGTCTTTGTCAGTACCCCGTAATTATAGCACACGGGTTGTGCTTTAGTTGATGAAGACGGTCGCTCCAGCAATTGTCACATTGGCAGTGGCAGTCACCGTTGCGTTCACGCCTGCTGCTATTGTAACAGATCCAGCGCCTGCTGTCATCACATTGTTACCAGCTACAACATTGGTGATCTTGTTACCGACCACGACGGTGTTGACATCGTTACCAGTCATAATCTTTTCGACCCTACCGAGACCGCCTGAGGCACCGATGATCGTGGTCTTGGTAGGACCACCAGGAGGGATTGTAGGCAGAGGAGGGACAGGAGGGAGTCCTAGAATCTTCTCAGACTCTCTACCACCAATAGTTTTCTCGTGATCACCCTTAACCACAGTGACCATATGACCCATACTCATCAGAGTAAAAGTACCTCTGGGATCAGTCATTGCAATGGTTCTTTCACCAAAGATAATATCATTTTGAGGTCCAGTAATAGTCTCCGCTTTGATATCAGTCATAGCTTCCACTTTAGGAGCATTCTGAACAACTTTAGACTTACCGTTCAAAATAATAGATTGATCGGCATTAACAGTAAAGTTCTTGGCAGCATTAAAGTTAATGTTACCCTCCGACCGCATATTAATGTCTTTATATGCGTGGACATCTAACTGCCCATCAACCTCTAGTGTGCAAGCACCACCAACCTCGATATTAGCATCCTGCTCAACTTTGATGAGAGCATCACCATATGCGTGAACCAGAAGCTTACCAGAGTTAGGGTTGTCGGCAGGAACCTTAACTGCTTTGATCTGGACACTACCATCTTGCCTTAAGTAGACGTGGTGTCCATCTTTATGTTGAATTAATTGATATGGTTTGTCTGGATTATCACAAACCTGCCATATATGACCAGATCTGCTAACCTCGCTTTTAGTATTCTTCTTTTTTGGATCTGACTTACTAGACATTACGGGCAATCAACGTAGTTAGCAGGATCTCTAGCGAGACCTTGGAGAATAAGTTCGGACTGTTCTTCAGGAACACACTGCAGATCTGGTTTAGCATATGCACCAAATCCGCCACCACCAGTGATGATGACTTCAGGAAGTTCAAGGTAATTCTGACCACCTTTGACCAGAACAATACCATCCACAAAACCTTCATCAGAAATAGTTGCTTTAGCAATAGAACTATCTCCATTTACATATACTGTAGGTGCAGAAGTATAGAGACCACCAACATTAGTAATAGCAAATCCTACCAGTTGACAAACAACATTAGTAGGTTTTGGTTTACCAGCATAACCTTGTCCAGGTCTAACAACTTTAACTCGTGTCAGATAACCTTCACTATTGAGAATTGGTTCAATATAAGCACCAAATCCTCTTGCATTATCTTCAATTGAGATGAAAGGTCTCGCACGGTATCTTCTGCCAGACTTCAGAACTGCGATGTCAATAATACCACCGTCATCATCGATAACAGGAGTATCCAAGACAGGGAGACCATCATCATCGTCATCATCACCATCGAATATAATATCAGGTTGCTGATCAACATCGGCACGGATAACAATGGTAGCAGTTGCTGCATAGTCATTGATCGTGAACGACAGATTTTCTGCCAACTCACGCTCACTATCTTCTAACACATTGACAACCAGTTCACCCTTATTGCCTTCAATATAAACAGAACCTTCTAATGGTTCTAAAATATCACTCTGTGTAATTTGAGAACCGAACAAGGTGTAATTCAAACGCTCACCATCTTGGAAGTTTGTAGTAGTGACAGTAAATGTCACCGACTCTCCCTCTTCTACAGCAACTTTATCTGCAGCAACAGAAACAGACTTAGCATTAGGATCAAGAACACCAGTTGCTACAGGATCCAACACAGCACAACCTGCTGCAACACCTAAACCGTTCAACTCAACGAAAATTTGCTCAGCAACTTCGTTAGTGTCTTCTACAACACCATCATCTAGAAGTGCGATAGTGACTGAAGCTTGGTTATCAATGACAGTAAACTGGCGACCCATATCAGCAGGACCAGTAACGTAACTCCGCTTACCATCTTCAACCACATATGAAATGTCTGCGAAGGTGATACCTGTGGACTCTCTTCCGATGGTGTAGTTGATTGTTGTTCCATCCTCTACATTGTTGGTTTGTAAATTAAATGTAACCTCTTGTCCTTCATACACAACAGTTTTATCTGCTGTGAGTAGGTAAACAGGTGTGTCAAAGTCAAGAATAGATGCGGATCCAATTCCACCACCTGTATCCAAATTAGGAACAGTAGGATCACCTAACAATATATTGTTATCTAAGATCCAGATCTTACCTACATCTTTAGGAACATCACCACAACCATCAGTCTTGATCTTAAGGAAGAAATACTTGTTACCCTCCTGAACATTGTCAGAGATAGTACGAACTTGAATAGTTTTTTCTACCTCGCCAACACCAAATCCTAAGAAACCACTTACAGGACAATAATCTTCGTTTGCTTTCGCAGTACCATCAATAGTATAGTAATTAAAAGAGTTTGAAGTAGAGGTGTCGCCGTTGCGTCTGACTTTAATTTCAGCAATAGATCCTTCGGGAACACCACCAGTCTCAGGAATATCTTCTACCCTAATAGTCCTTGCGGAACAAATAGCATTAGTAATGTCCTCGAAACCAATACCAGTACCAGTGCCAGCGCCAGTACCGTCACCAGTACCAACTCCATCACCGTCAAGACCATCACTATCAGTGTCGCCTCCACCTGAACTGTTGGGAACTTGCGGACCCCACACGTTTACTTCAGTGGTGTGTTCTGGTTCAGTTAAGGCATCGGCACAGTAACTATCGATAGGAAGATGGTTGCCAGACTCTAGTGCAGCGAGCAGTTCATCGAGATCGTTGTATCCCGCCTTGAGTCCTTCAAAACCACCTTCCTTGCTGTCTTTTTTCTTAGGACCACTCTTGCAGGCAGCGTTACCAGAGCAAGAGATGCCCAGCAGATTCATAATAGATGAAAGACCACCGCCAACAACATCAACTGCACTACCAATAGCACCGAGGACAGAACTAAGTCCACCGAATACAGTATTAATAATACCAGACATCTCGGACAGAACGCGACCCAAGATAGCGTCAACAAAACGCTTCGCCTGACACGCTGCAAAGGAAACAATGTCTCCGATGTATCCCAAGAGAATACCTTCGACAAAATCTGACATTCTGTCGATGAGGTTCTCCATAGTACACCCCATTTTCTCTAGCATCTGGGTGAACCAATCCACCACAGGTTTAAGAACACCAGGAAGAGGTGCCAACAGAGCTTTAATTAATGCTTGGATGCCTTTTTTGATCTGATTCATCAGTTCGCCAAACGCTCTGCTGATAGCAGCAGAAACGACTGCCTGAACTCTAGTAATATATCCCTGAGCAATTGATTGCAACTCAAAGATACCACCAGTGTACTTACTAATGTAGTAACTACCAATGTTACCGTTAGTATGCTGCAGTGTGGCGAAGAATTCTCCTAGGATGTTTTCGATCTTGCTGCCAGGATCTGTAGCACACTTACCATCTGCTACAGTAACAGAGAATGTTCCTGCTTGGTTTGCATTGCTAGCAGGAGTTGAAATTGCTGAAACCTGTCTGCTTTCATCTTCATCACCAGTAGCACCAATTTGTTTTGAACCTAAGTTAGGATTCTTGTCTGGTTGGTCTCCAGTGACGTGTGATGCAGGGTTAGGTTGATCACCAGCTTCAGCATCCTGGGTGAGGTAACGCTGCAATGCTTGATATTCTGTAGCAGGATTGTCTTTACTAGATCCAGCAACAGCATTTTGCACACCGATAACAAGACGCTGCTTGCTATCACCATTAATCAAGGATGCCCATACAATGTCACCTCGCTTCAGGTTATGTCCCGAACCAGAGGTACCTGTGCCACCTGCATTATCAGCAGGCATCAAAACAGTTGCCCAAGGAAGGTACTGTGTCTCGGGCACAGGAATAAACTGACCTCCGTCGCCAGAACGGAATTCTTTATTGATTAAACGTACACGTACACGACCAGATTCTTTCGGGTCCGCAATGTCTTCAATAAATCCCTTCTGTAATGCGAAGAGGTCACTTACATTAGCTACATTGTATGAGGTATCTGACATTAGTTATCGTGAATCTTACACTCTGGTGCGCCAGGTTCTTGATCGCAGTAGAGTTCGAGTGGTGAGGGATCGTGATGATCTCCTGCATCGATCTCTTCTTTATGATGCTCAACATACTCTTCTAGATCGTGCAGTTCACCTTCAATGTGGCGACGCTGCTGAGGAGAAGTCATAGGATTCTGAAGAATCTCTTTGTCCTTCTCGATATGCTGTTCGATAGAGTCCATTTGAAAACCTAAGGGGACGATTTTTTGGCGGAGTTTTTTTTCCAGATATCTGGTATATTTAGGTCAAATTTCGGTACGATTGACCACTTCCGTGACAGGTAATGCCTCGGGAGATTTCTCCAGTTCCATTTTAAGCCGTTCTAATTGAAGTGCAAGCTGTGCATACAATTTACTACGAATTGTAGTGTCTTCTTCGACTTCAATCTTTTCAAGAATCTGATACAGACTTTGTGTCAGATGCGTAGGGTATTGTTTTAAAAATTCCTTGTCCATTTTAACAATTTTTGTTCATAGAATCTTTTACTAAAGTTGTTGCAGTAAAACATTCGCGTGGTGACATAGTATATCTATGCGCTAAGCGGAAGATTAAATAATCACCACCACGCCTGAGATCTTCATCGTCTGCTTCCTTTTCTGCATCAGGTTTTGAGGATTGAATGTGGAGTTTAATCTTGTCACCAGCACGGAGTTCAGAGTTGCCTGGTACAACAACGTTGCTCACATTCATTGCCATTGTAGCACGGCGAGCGTTGTATTGACAAACAGTGTAGGGTTGCCAGTCAGGATACTCTGTATTAACTTCGCTACCGTCTCTACCTGTAGCATCAGATGCTGCTTCTTCTTCATTGAAGAATGCTTCGTTAGTGGTACTAAGTTTAAAAGTCCTGGTAGGTCTACCTTGAGACTGATCATAATCATCTAACCATTTCGTCAACCACTCAGGGAATGCACTTTTAGAACCGATGTGTGCCCAGTCATCCCAGTGATCACTGAGTTTCCATTCTTCTTCTTTAAACTCCTGAGAATCTGTATTAGTAACAGCAATCACAGCACGGAAGACACCGTTGTCTGCTAATGATTTGAGATCACCATCACGTTCGACAGTATAATTTTGAATGATCAAGTGCTCAGGAATTTTACCTGTGTTAGCAGGAGACTGATAGTATTCCCAGTCTGCTTCCTTACCACCATAATCATCTTCTTTGCCAGTAGATAGCAGATGATCAATAGATGCGAAAGTGTAACCATCTTTCGTACCCCACAAGAAATACCCACAGGTGTTTGCTTTCTGACCACTAGTAGGAATAGATTGAGTGCACACTCTGCGTGCCATCTTAGCAACAGAGATACCTTCGCCTCCGAATAGAAGTTTGTTGAATGGTTTATCACCACGCACCATAGGAGCTGTTGAGATACCAGAATCTTGGAAGACCGTAGCAAGAATCTGATCACCAGTTCCTACATATGTTTTCTCGCACCTGAAGTTAGAGAATGCTTTGCTATCTGCACTGATCAGATTGATAGTAGCAATCTTACCCTTGAATGAAAGGAAAGGAGACTTAACGTCACCGACTACAAACTTATACTCTTTTTCTTCGTCACTAGTCTGATCTGTCAGCAAAACAATTCTAAACTCTTCACCACCAGTGAGAGGGAGATCTTGTGCTGCTAAGTCTGTGACTGTAGCGACAGCAGTAGGACAAATTCTCTCCAGATCTTCGTAGTATGTAAAACTAGCGAGGTTATTGTTAAGAGTCAGGGTTTCACCTGTGTTCAAAGAAATCTCACACAGAATAAGTTTCCATCCAAGTTGTGCTTCGGAAGAGGGTTCTGCCATTAGAAATCAAGGTTGAAAATGTGACCGCCATCCTTGACGGGAGACATTGTGGGGAACAGTGCTACGTTGCCAGAGGCAGCAGTAGTACCACCATCAGCAGTAGCGGCACCCACAGGAGCGTTAGCAGCAGAAGTTAGTTTCTCCATCAGAGATGCCATCGGAGCGAAGGCAGCAGTTGCTGCTTCAGACATACGTTCTGGAACACCCTTCTCCTGCATAGAAGTTTGAGCTGATCTGAGTCTTCCCTCAAGACCTCTTAGTCTTCCAGTAACTCTCGAAGTCACAGAAGATGGTTGTGATGTGAACGCCGAGGAAGTAGAACTTAACATATCTGCTGAGTTGCTACTAAAGTTTGACTTACCAGAGAAGGGTGCCTTCCAATCGTATCCCATCTTGAGGGCGTCACCTCTAGTGCCAGGCATACTCTTAGGAGCTCCAACATCAGTGGGACTAGTGGAAACTTCCCAGTGTAGGTGAGGACCACTAGATCTACCAGTGTTGCCAACATATCCAAGCAGATCTCCCTTCTTAATCTTCTGACCTTCACGAACCTTAGCACGGTTCTGCATATGTGCCCAGAGGTGTGACCTTCCGTTGTCATCATTCCAGATCACGGTGTTACCGTAACCACCAAAGTAACCAACACCACGGTTAGATTGAACAACACCATCAGAGAATGCTACCAGGGGTGTTCCTTCTGGTGCAGCAATATCAACACCCATATGGTTGTCTTCTTTCCTGCCATCACCATCCATATCACGCCAACCAAAGCGAGAAGTGACGACGATGTTATTCATTGCACCAGCGCCACCTTGACCACCCATACCACCTTGACCACCCATACCACCCATCATAGGAGTGCGACCAACGATACCTCTATCATCACCACTACCCGTTCCAGGTGGTGCTTGTGGAACTTCAGCGTTAGGAAGACTCAGATCCATACCATCGACAAAAGAACTGAGGTTACCAATAACATCGCCACTGAAGACTTCCTCAGTACCCTTAACCATATTGCGGAGAGCATCACCACCCAACCAACTAGGAACATTGTCAATCAGTTTTTTAATGAATGACATTCCGTTTGCAACGAGACTGGCAACACCTTTGACAACAAAGGCGAACATATCAACCAAAGCTTTGTAGTACTTGGCAATGATCTGGATTATCGGTACCAACACTTTCATCAAAAGTTTAGCAAGAACACCAATAATTCTACCGATATTCTTCAGAGCACCAATAAATCCGCCACCCTCACCAGACTCTCCACCGACACCGAAGACAGCAGCAAGTCCATCCATCGCGCTCACGATAGAACCACCAAGTTCTTTAAAGGATGTGATCACTGGACCGAAAGTCTTACCCCAGTCGAATGATTTAAATGTGTTCGCGAATCCTTCACCCAGGAACTTACCAACGTTCTCACCCAACCAGGAACCAACAGCAGCACCCAGTGCGATACCAACAGGACCACCAACAGCACCAAGGAAACCACCGATGACTGCACCTGAACCTGCACCGAGACCTGCGCCTGCTGATCTACCAACGATCTTCGCTTTATCTTTCTGCAGACTACCATCAGCAAGACCAGCGTTGACTTGCTCTCGTGTCATATTATTCTCTTCCATCAAACGCTTTATCTCTTCCTCGTTCGCTTCCATAGCACCGAAGCCAGCGGAGAGAAGAGAACCAATGACAGGAACTCTACCGACACCTTTACTCACTATACCACCAGTGCTCTTGAGTAAATCAGCGCCGCGCTGAGCAATACCAGCACCAGCACCGAGCACACCCTTACCACCTTTAAGAATTGCACTAGCACCACCAGCGAGTCCCTTGCCAGCACCTGCAAGAGCTTTGCCAAGGTTAAAGTTTAAGATACCACTCTTAGCAGCAGTTGCTAAGGTACCGACAAGACCCTTAGCACCCTTAGCAAGATTTAAAATTTGTCCAGGCAATGCTTTGAAAATATTTGCCAGAGACTGTATTGATTTTACTTTTAATTTACCCAGGTTGGCTAACAGATCATTGAGGGCTTTACCAGTTCTAATGTTTCTACCAGCACGGAAGAAACCACCCGCTTCATCTGCAAGACTACCAGCACCACGTGCCATATTTGGGAAGGGACGACCTGCGGTGCGGAGAACACTTGCATCCTGAGCACCAGTGATGCCCTGCATAAACAACGTACCCTGCTGCTTGATAGCACTAGCAGTGTTTACAAGTTTGCCTTTAGCATTAGCACCACCACCGACAAGTCTTTGGAACCTAGAAGCAACACTCTTGGTAGGATCACCAGTACGTGCTGCTAATCTAGCATCAAATAAAATTTCATCAAGACTATTCTTAAGACCTCCAACAGTAAAACCTTTGGTTTTTACTGGACTCTTTGCAACAGTATCCAACCCATCAGTGGCAGCATCGAATGCTCTACCAGCACCTGCGCCAGCAGCGTTCCTAACAGTCTGTCTTATACCACCTTCTGCAGGATTTCGGAATCGCTTCGCAATGGCACCACGAACTGCTGCACCATCTTTAAGCTTGGACATCTTCTTAGATGTCGCAAGACCCATACCAATGTTACCAATGCCAAAGGCACTGAACCCCGCAATGGGGGTCATTAAATTCCTTAACTTATTATACTCAATGGCAGCTCGCCTGCCAAAGTTTTGTAACTTAACGTCTGCTGTTTCTAAAGCATTAGCAAGACCTGCAACACCATCAGCAAGGACACCAAGGATAGCATCCGACTGTGTTACAGCAAGAGTAAGAGCACCTGCGGCACCAGCAGCAAGCAGTGCCTTCTTTAACTTCTCAAAGTCCAGACCCTTCTTACTACCACCTTTCTTTGCAAAGGGGTTAGAAATTCTGGGACCTGCCTTACGCTGCTTCTCAATTGCAGTTTCTTGGGCAGCGAACTTGCCCTTAGAAATCATCTTGTTTTCTAAGGCAAGACGAGAACGCTGAAGTTTAAGCGTCTGCGTCTGCAGATTTACCAGATCGTTAAGAAGAGCGTTAGTAACCATCTGCTGCTTCACAGAAGCAGCTTGGATTTTAACAAGATCAGTGTTAGCAGATCCCGTCAGCGGATTATTCTTATACTTACTGGTGTCTAATGCCATTACCTGTTAGCTTTTAGCTGTTGCTGCTGTAGCTTTTCTTCTTCCAGGTGCGCCAGCAGGAGAGCGATGTAAACATCTCTTTCCCAAGGCATCATCCCTTCGATCTCTGCTAGGTTATATTTATGGTGCTGCATCAAAGAGAAGTTTGTCCTAAAATAGTTTTCAAGACTATTGTAAGACATACTCACCCGAAAAAAGATGCAAGACCCTCCAGTGTATACTCACACTCTGCTTTAGTATTAGGATTAATAACCGAGAAGGTGTGGGTAAGTTTAGGCATATTGCTGAAGAATTCCTGAACAGATTCAAACTGTTTAGAAGTCAGACTCTCCAAGAAACCAACCAATTCTTTTCTAGAAGAATTTGCTGCTTCATATACATCTTCACCATCAATAATCTGATCGATGCAGTCAGCGATGAGTTCAAATACTTGGTCAGGACTCTGCTCCTGTTGAGCAAAGTTATTCTTGATGAATTGATCCAGAGAAGGATACTTCATCTTCACAGTGATGTCATCATTGATATACACAGAGTCGCTGTGGTCATCAGGTTTGACAACTTTAATTTCATTCAGATCGATTGCAACATCAACCTGCGTTTCGTTGTCATCAGTGCAAGTAACTTTAAGTTCCAGTTCTTCGCCAACTGACTTAGAACGAATCATAAGAAACAGATATTCGAGATCGAACATCGCAAGTTTCTCAACTTTTAGTCTACTAACAATACAACCCTTAAGAAGATCAACAATAGCTTGTTGAATTTGTTGTTCATCTTCTGATTCCATTGCTACGAGAAGAACTTTTTCTTCCTTAACTAGGAAGGGTCGGTACTTAATCGTTTGTCCAGTAGAAGGAAGCTCACACTGGTAAGTGGGCACCTCAAGCTTTGGTAAAGGCATAGTGAGTTCAGTTCAATACTATTATTTAGAGCGGTTAGTTAAAGAGGTTCCCCATATCATTTGTGAACGAACTGAATGCTCGCCCAACGTTTCCTATCGCACTGCTAAGTGATGCTGGATTAGATGTGCGGATGTTATTTGATTTACTTTTTAAATTCTTACGGGCGTCTTCAAACTGTACTTCAAATCTTTCGTAGTACAAATTGACAGTACACTTCATTAGTGTAGCAGCACCTGCGTCTAGTGGAACAGCATCAATAGCATAAGGATAGCATTCTGTAAAGAAGTATCTTAAACTTCTACCTTGCTCAGAGTATCTCTTGCCAGGTTCAAACTTATCAACTGCAATAGTTGTCTGATAACTATCAGGATAAGATAGTCTAGTAAATCTATTGCGATTCCTCTGAGGAATAGAAGACATCTCATCAGGGATGACTTGTGTCTGTCCGAACTGAGATTTCTCTTGGAAGATTTTATCGAACCAAGCGTGGAAAACTTTCAACGCTGTCATATTACCATCACAAATAAATGACAGTGACAGATCGTTGTACATCTTCATCGTCGGATACTTCATACTGTGACCAGTATAATATCCATTGACCTGAGAGGTCGCTGCTTGCACACTAGGAAGTGCTACGTTATCACAGAAGATCTCTAGCGTCCTCTGATCAGGAACGTTGCTACCAAAACCTTCCAGTCCCAAACGATCTAGGGACGGGATAACAACACGAAAAGAATTGGACTTTGCAATCCCTCCACCGCGTGCTATCTGTTCCTGTACTTTTTGGTATAGATTCGCCATCTAAATAGGCTGGAAGGATACGTTTTATTTATGGCGTACTCGGGGCAGTACAAACCAGTGAACTACCAAAAGTATAAAGGCAATCCCAGTAGGATCTTTTACAGATCATCCTGGGAACTTATGTTTATGAAGTACTGTGATCGTGAAGCTAATGTAATCGAGTGGGGTAGCGAAGAGATCATTATACCATATCGTTGTCCCACTGACGGTAGAGTACATAGATATTATCCCGATTTCTATTTGAAAGTGAGGGACAAAGATGGTTCTCTCAAAAAATATATTGTCGAAGTAAAACCTAAGAAGCAGACCAAACCTCCTGCTCAACCCAAGCGTAAAACTAAAAAGTTTATGCAAGAGACGTTTACCTTTATGAAGAACACTGCCAAGTGGAAGGCAGCGAAAAACTACTGTGATGATAGAAGAATGGAGTTTCTAATTCTCACGGAGGATCATCTTGGAATCAGTCTTTGAAAAATTAGAGAAAGCGCAGGACGGTAAAGATAGATCTGCATCCTGGTGGCGTTCAGCATCCAAGAATGCAATGCGCAGTGCGTTAGCAGATGGCACCAAGGAAGCTGTTCTTCTCAATGAGGTCGGCAACGATGATGATCTCAATCAAGTTAGAAGAACACCTAGGGAGGGTACCATAGTCTTATTTGAATACGATGCCAAGACTACGAAGCAGAAACTAGCTTACTACGATCAGTTACCACTGGTAGTAGTTCTGGAAGTAAAGACAGATCATTTCTGGGGAGCGAACCTACATTATATCAGTCCGAAGAAGAGAATAAAAACTCTTAGCGCACTCCTCAGCAATAAGATAGATGTACCTCGGAACATCATCCATAAATATAAAAAAAGTGATGTGAAAAACGCCAATCTTTTTATTGAGATTGACGAAAATGATTGGGACTCAGCGATCCATCTACCACTAGAGCAATTTGTTTCTGCTGTTGGTAAGATAGAAGTACCTGTTCTCTCCAAAAAAGTCTGGTTAAAGTATGATGCCCTTGCAAAATATAGGTTCAGAGCGAAACGCAAAGTGTCCTAATGGCAATTCTCGACGCACTTACAAGTAAATCATCGTTAAGGTTTCCTGCTGATAAGGTAGAGGACTTTGATGACTATATGATGTTCACTGTGTATGAATATCAACCTCCTTTCCGTAAAGCAAAGTGCATCGGTGAAGCAGGTGGTAGTCTTTATGGTGGTAGATACGCTGACTATGATGTAACTGGTTTTGGTGGTGGCGAACTATCGCAGTCATCATACAAGAATATGATTCTCTATATGCCTGAGGACATCAGGGATAGTCACTCTAGAGCGTGGGGTGATGTTCGTATGGGTAACCTTGAGCGTGCTGGTCTACGTATGGCTGGTTCCGCAATCGATGCTGCACCAGATATATTAACTCAAGGTGCTGGAGGTATATCAAATACCTTAAAGGGTATGATGCCTGGCAATCCTAGAGAGCAAGGCAAAGCATTAGCAAAGTCACTAGCAATTAATGCTGGTGCATCGATGACTGGTCTGCAAGCTAACGCAGTTGCTGGTGGTCTTACAGGTACGATTCTCAATCCAAACATAGAAGTTATGTTTGATGGTGTTGGTATGAGAACGTTCCAATTCAATTGGAGTTTAGTACCACGCAACGCTAGAGAATCTAAGATCATTCAAGAAATGATCTGGCAATTTAAAAAGTCATCTGCACCTTCGATGGAAGCAGATGGTTGGTTTATGAAAGTCCCCTATGTATATAAAATCCAGTACAAGCAGGGTTCTAAGGACAATCACTGGTTAAATAAGATGAAGGCGTGCGCCTTACAAAACATCTCTGTTAGTTATACAGGAGCAGGTTCTTATTCCACAATGGAAGATGGTGCTCCCACCTCTGTGCAAATGTCACTATCGTTCAAAGAACTCAAGATGGTGATCTCCAATGACTTCGGTGACAAATTCAAGTACGGAACACAATACTACTGATGGCATCTTATTTTTCCTATCTACCTAATATTGATCTCGCTATTCGTCCGATCAGATTTCCCTGGTCGGAGCAGCAATATAAGGTAGCAAAAAATATTTTTAGGAGATTTAAACTCTCCGATAGTGTTCTAGACACAGCAACATATTTCAAGAAGTATGTCATCGATGACTCAGATCGTCCTGATCTAGTATCAGAACTTCTTTATGGTCGTAGTGATTACGACTGGGTTATTATGATGTGCAATAACATTATGAATCCATACTACGACTGGCCTATGTCTACACCAGTCTTGAATGATTATATCAACAACAAATATGATAATCCATATGATATCAAACACTATGTAACAAATGAAGTAAAAGATAGTGCTGGCAATGTTGTGTTGCCTGCTGGTCAGATTGTAGATGAAGGATTCTACAAGGCACCTTACTGGGTAGAGTATGATAAAACTGATGTTGAATTCCCAGAACCAGAAAACGAAGTTCGATTAAACATAACGAAGAAGTTAGTTGTCGAAAGTATCAACATCGATAACGCTGGTTTTGGTTACGAAACCACACCTAGCATCACCATCTCTGCTCCCAGTGGTAACAATGGTGAGATGCCTGCTGTAAGAGCAACTGCTGAAGCAGTAATGACTCCAGGTGGTCCTCTAGATTTACTAGAAGTTTTATCTGGTGGAGAAAACTATACTTATCCCCCTACTGTTTCTTTTGATGGAGGTCTAGCAAACGAGAGTGCTAGCACTGTGATCGAAGACGGAAAAGTCGTGGAGATCAGACTCAATGGTACCTCTTTCGATACTACTGTTGCAGATAACATCTACGAATTTGGAAATGGTACAGTCATTGCCCAAAACGGTACAGGAACTGGATCGGGAGGAGGTTTTGACGTTGGTGGTACGCACCTCAGATTCGGTGACACGTGGGGAACCCGTTACGCTACCCTTAACTCAGTAGATATGACGGACTTCGATACCGTCATAGTCTATGCTGTGCGTGGTAACGGAAGTAACGGTGGCGAAACACCTGACATCAATGGTGTGGAAGATCTCTACCTGAGATACCAGATTGTTGATGGTGCACCTGTTGCAGAGAATTGGGTCAACCTCGGTATCGTGATCGATGCTGTGCCTAATGGTACTGGCAGTGGTGTCTTAACAGGTTATGAATTCCAGGTACCTGAAGAAGTAAGAACTCAAAACGTTTACTTCCAGTTGTACCAACCTGGCAACAGTGGTCCTCCGTATGATCACTACGGCATCACTACAGTCAACTTCGTCAACACTACGAAGGTGTATGCTTCTGATGCAAATATGTACTTCACCAACAACCCGTTAGATACTACTGGTTCTGGTGCTGTTGGACGTGTGACTTTGAAGAAGAGCATTCAAAGTATTAACATCACTAACCCTGGTTCTTATGACGAGGAAGGTGAAGAACTTTTAATTACTTTAGGTACGGGTACTTTCAACCGTGGTTTTATGTACGGGTCTGAAAATATTCCTTACTATGCTGACGTTCCTGCACAGTTAAGTGCAACTGTGGTACAAGAAAGTGCTGCTATTAATGTAGGTGACGAAGTGACATTCAGTAATGGTATCGTTGCAGATGTCACTCAAGTTGAAGGCGACTTCTTAGCAGTTAGTCTACAAGAAATTGATGTAGAGAATCCAATCTCAGAGGGTATGCAGTTCAGCATCAACCCTACTGGTGTTGTGACTAGTGTTGTCTCCACCACACTGACAGAACCTACGTTTGTAGATGATAAAAACAACTACTTTAGATACAAACTGCAGCGTCCTTCTGGTACTAGTGGGTGGGAAAAATTAGTTCGTGATAGTTTCCGTTACCGTGATCCTGATGGTTCTATTGTGACCCTACAAGGTGAAGCGATTGCTAGAGCAATCAGTCATCACGAGTATGAAACTGAAGCAAATGATAAAAAGCGTGAGATTTATATCCTTAAGAAAAGATATCTCCCACGCTTTATTCAAGAAATGAAGGAGCAACTTCCTTATAAGAAGAGCTCCGATTATGTTAGCAAGACACTAAAGAGATCAAGTATTTGATCCAGGCATAGAATCCTTTTCGGATTTCTTATTGAATCCGAAGGGATCAAGCTTGTCTTCCATCTTCAGTCGCAATGCTACTGTACCAATGGACTCAAGGATCTTGAGGATATCCTCTGCCCTAGCATCTTCACCAAGTTCCTTGGCAACATACCAGTACTTTGGCCAGAAGGTTTCACCTGCCTTCTGGTAATCTTCGAGAGTCAATAATTTCATCGTGTAAAGTAGCGGTCCATACGGAGTTTAATGTAATACATCCCGATGACCCAGAGGGAGAAGAGAAACCCTTCTCCGTAGGACATAGAATTCCAAGCGTGCACAACGTCCATCAGTCTTCCTCAGCAAGGCGAGCGAAGTAGGACAGTTGGTCATCATCATCAGATGTTTTACCAGCGATGTCAGGTGCATTGAAGTCACCTTCATCAGTCTTCTTCTCGAACTTAGGAGTGAAAGAAGGAGCAGAGACTACGGGTTCAAACTCTTCGTCATCAACAGTCGGAGTGGCAGGTCGCTTGTTAATGCCGAGGACTTCGTTCAAACGTGACGTAAGTTCTTCGTAGGTCTTGAACTGATCAGCAGCAGTGAAAGCAGTGAGAGAATACTCTTGCTTCCAGATACCTTCCAGTTCATCATCGTCCTTAGACAATGCAGACTGACGATCGAACTCAGACTTGTCGTAGTTCCAGTAACCAGCGACCTTACAGATCTTCAGTTTGAAGTTAGCACCTTCCCACAGATCGAAGGGGTTCACAGGAGTCTCGTCCTCAAACTCGGGTTGCATTGCTGCAGTGATCTTATCGTAGATCTTCTTACCGAACTTGTAGAGGAACACCTTGCCCTCGTTCTCGGGGTGTGCAGGATCGCGCACGACATAGATGTTGGTGTAGTAAGAGAGTTTACGCTTCTGCTTACGTGCAACTTCCTTGTCGGCATCGATGCCAGAATTCCAGAGTTTACGGTTGACTTCACCGACAGGATCCTTGCCACCGATAGTGGTCAGGGAGTTCTCGATGTACCAACCGCCAGGACCTTGGAATGCGTGGGAGTATACTTTTGCCCACGGAAGTTCCTCTCCATCAGGAGCAGGGAGGAAACGGATGACGGCGTAACCGTTACCAGACTTATCAAGCTCTGGTTTCCAGAAACGTTCGTCGGCACCACCACCAGACTTGTTAATCTTCTCTGCTTCCTGCACTAGTGCTTGGAGCTGAGAGGTGGAACGGCGCTTGAGGTCGCTAAAAGACATTGGATTACCTTGGATTAGTTAGGATTTGGTTTGTAGGGGTTGCCCCCAAGCCACACGTCGGACTTGAACCGACGACCTACGGTTTACAAAACCGTTGCTCTATCCAGCTGAGCTAGAGTGGCGAGTGGGTGGCGGGGAGCAGTTTGTCGCTCCCTCTTACTGTCTGCCACCATTATAATACCGCTGCTGCGTCCAGCAGCGGGGCACCAAGAGGGGTCCCACCTCTCTCTCACGTGGGTTGGGATTCCGATTCTTTTTTCTCTCGGAGACGTGAGCACGGATGTATTCCAGTCCGTTGTGTACTAATTATAAGGGATAACGGACCAGGCGTCAAGAGTCTTTGCCACGGAAACGGTCGTCCATCTCCCTGTATTTCTCGTGGAAACCAGTGGTGATCTCGTCCAAGCGTTTGTCCCAGGAGTCACCATATTTTACACTAGCATCAGTACCCTTGGCAGGATTGATGCACTTTTCGTTACCGTGTTTGTTGCAGACGAGACCTGCTAGATCGAATTCACTACCTTTTACTCCTGTTCTCCAGTAGTGTTCACCATTTAACCATACCGCGCCACATTTTTCGCATTCAACGCGGTCCATTTTAAATAGACTATCGGGATCGTCAGTCATCCTTGGTGTGCTCCTTGATTAGTTTGTTATACTCGGGGAGATCTTTAAGAAGTTGCTGCTTAAGTTTTCTACGCATTAACATCATTCTAAATCTAACCCAGGCGTAGCGCAACTGCAGATCTGCATAAGCAAATAATCGCATTGTCTCTTCTACACCAGCGTAAGCAATCAGAAGAGCTATGATGGTGACTGTTATCCACAGTCCCATAGTAGATGGATCCATTAAGGCACAGTGCTACTTAAGTACTTATTTATTGTATCACTTTGACACAATATTGTCTAGGTATAAAACCTTAAGATTAATCTAGGTCCTCGATGGTTCTTTTTAAGGTTGTTATCATCTCATCGATGTTACCGAAAACATCAGTGACCGTAACGTCTTTGGGGATTCCGATAGCGTCCATTACTTTACGAACATCGTTCGCCATAAGAGCAGCAGTTTCGTCGTGATTCTTTGACAATTCAACACGTGTCCACAGTATACGCTGCTTCTCCAGTAGTGTCTCGACGATCTCTACGTACTCCTCACGCTCCTCTGCAGTCATAGCAGGGAAGGCGAGAGTCATCTCCGCAAGTTGATCTTGCAGAGAGTTAATAATTTGAACTTCTTTCTGGACAATATCTGATTCTCTAAAAGACATTAGAACATTAACTTAGCACGACTAGTTTTCTTTATGAAATTAAGGCGTTGAGCATCATACTTCAGTTTCTCTTTAAGAGGTTTGGAAATAAGTTTACTAACACCGTCAAGTTCAATACTATTTAACTCACAGAAGTGAACTACAGCATCGATGTAGTTCATATCGTGGTTCTCAACGACTAGTTTTTCAATTTCACCAGCAAATTTTGTAGCAGTCATAAATTTATTTTCTATATCATCAGGTTGTTGTGAGGGCATTTGTCATTTCGTATTCTTTGATTGCCTCAAGTAGTTTAACGAAGTGGGGTTCTTTAACTGAAGTTTCAACAACCTGACACTCACCATCTTCGCACGCAACGATGGCAATAAGTTTTTCTACTTCAATCTTGTAATGTTCGTAGAACATATAACCGTAGGCACACAGTTGCGGGAAATAATCCTGAGCAATGTATGGTTTCTTTGGTGACTTGGATGTCTTGAAATCAATCACAGACAATACGCCATCAAACTCTGCGATAAGGTCTACCTGTCCAGCAATCTTTAACTTATCAGACCATAGCATCGACTCGATTAAACGTGGTCGATCTATTCTATCTATAACACTTTTAGAAGTGTGAAACATCTGCACAGGCAGAGGTGAATTCTTATGATCCTCTAAGTTAAGTTGGTTCCTGACATACTGCTCAACAATACCGTGATAATTTGTACCACGTGTAGCGGCACGAGTAGAGGTTCGGTTAGCAACTTCGGCACCAACACGATTCCGCCACTTGGCAATCGCCTCTTTCTTTTTCTTACGATTAGATAGGACTGTAGTGACAGAGGGGTAGCGATTCTCCCCAACGGAGTAGAGTCGCCGCCCCTCAAACAATCCTCGCTTCAGTGTTTTAGATTCTAGAAGTTCAGAGTGGTCAAATTTTTTCATTGTAACCTTGGTTGATCTTGGAGACCAGATACGATCTAACCAGACCAGACCTTACAATATCCTCAATGCCGAATTCAACCTTCGACACTTCGGGCATACCCTCAAGGATTTGCATAAAATCTAGAATGCCAGTGCGCTCTGTGACCTTTTGGAGGTCGGTTTGGGTGGCGTCTCCAGCAAACATAATCTTGCTGTTCTCACCAACCCTAGTGATTATACTATCAAGTTCGTGAAAATTCAAGTTCTGAAATTCATCAACTATAACAATAGCATTATCAAGAGTCGTACCCCTAAGGAAAGAAGTAGACCAGAAGCTAATAGTTTCTTGACGTTGTAGGTCGTCATAGAGTGTGTCAAATTCCTTATCAGTATACATCGAGAACATATGCTTCACCATATTCTTATAAGGAATCTGGTAAAGAAAGCTCTTGTCGTCGTGTGTTCCAGGAAGGAAACCAATCTCTCTGGTTGCTACTAAAGAGCGAACTAGATAAACCTTTTCGTAAGGAGAATCTTCAGAGAGACATTCTTTTAGTGCGTTATAAAGAAGACAGAAAGTTTTTCCTGTGCCTGCTGCTCCATATGCTACTAGGTTTTGACCTTTGGCGTACTCCTCCCAAACTTTCTCTTGGTTATCTGTAAGAGGTTCGATGTTACGCAGCAGTGAAGTATTAATCGGTTTTGATCTTTTCATCTGCTTAGTTGAAAGAACTGTTGGCGACTTCTTTCTCGGCATAGAATTGATTACTTGTAGGGTTTAACGTTAGATCCAGGAACTTGGGAAACTTTTTGGAGAACTTCATTCCAGCCTCCATCAGTTTTGTTTCTCCAATCACCCACTTCACCTAAACCAGCGACGCCTTTAGACCAATCTTTATCCCAGTCGGGATTGTCTTTTCGCCACTGTTCATAGGCAGATAGCGAAAGATTTAATTCTTTTCTTTCACCTGTAGTATTGTTTTTTACTGGATAAATCGGCATAACTATTTAGACCTCATTGAGCTTCGTGGGGATCGTAATCAGGATTCATTGCTTCGTACTCACGTTTTTTATCTTTGTGGATACGAACAGTATCTTCATCAGCAGAATCTTTATATGCTTCAGCGTGTTCTTCAGTGAAACCGACTTCCCACGGCATTAGTTGCTGAGAACCAAGAGTAGGTTTGATAGGATCACGACTATCAAGACCCTTCATATTCATACGATTTTCAACAGCGCGGCGACTGTTACCTTCTTCCGCCTCCTGCATCTCTTCGTACTGACGTTGCTCCTCGATAGTGATAGGTTCATTAGAAGTAACACTATCAACGTGGAAATCTTTTTCAGAACCACCACCAAGAAACTTAGGTGCACCAGTAATATAACCGTGCTCCTCGATATCTTTTTGGAAGTGACTGATTTTATTCTTACGTTTGTCAGTTACTTTATACCGAGTATAGTTCTCGGTAGGATCTGTAGTATCTGACCAAGATGCAGGTTGTGCTGGTACAAATTTAGGATCCTTCTCCTCCACAGTTCTAGTCTGGTTATCCATATCAGGATAACTAGGGAAGGACTCATCACTTTTAAATTGCAAGTACCTGAGTTTGCCAGGTGCTACACAGAGGTTAGGATTCTGACGGAGAAAATCTTCTAATCCCTCTAGAGATAAGAACAGTTCACCTACAGACTCACCAGTCTCTTTGTTGTTGAATTCGTATTGAGGCATCAGAATTTCATCACCGTAATATATCTAGGTTCGTAAGCAGCAGTCACAGGAGGTCTAGCAGAGTGGGGAATCCGACCATCAAATGATACCACTCTTCCTGCTTTAGGAAGAACCGATTTGATAATGTTGTCATCAAAATCATAGAAGACAGTCTCGCCACCCCAGTCGCGATGCCACTTGGAATTAGTGTAGAACATCACGGTACGATTCTTCTCGTCTAGATTATCGATGTGCGCCTTAGGGCGGTCCATAGAGCGCAGCATATTGGTATAGACGTTTCCGAGCATCTCATACGGAGGGAGAGGACAGACGCCTTCTAGCGCCTGGTAGAGTGCTCTGCAGAGGTCTTCGTCTTCCTTGCTGCACTCAGGTGCACCCTTGTGGATGCGTGTCCAATACTTATCAGCAGCGGGGATGGTGTTGCCATCAGTAAGTTGCTGCTGTTGAGCAATGAGAGAACGCTTAAATTCCTCGACCTCTTCGGGAGACCGAGGAATACGGAGGAAGCTCTTCGCCTCCTCTAGTTTTCCTGCATCGTTAGAACGTTGCAGGACATAGAACTGACGTGACAAGAACTGAAAGATATCAATACAAGCACGTTCGTCTATGACATTATCATATACTTTGATGTCGTTCAGGAAGTCCATTCTAATGCTTCAGATACTGTAGGAAATTGTTCAACAAAGATCTGCTTGCAGGAATTAGCAAGATCCATATGTTCTTTCTGAGTTCCGTTAGCGGATCTCAAAGTTATGTAGTGGATCCACGATCGCACTGATCCTGACATATAGATTTTTGTGGGCACGGCGAGGGGAAGCACAAAACGCGAACACTCCTTTGCGATTCCTTTGGCAAGCATTTGTTGATACAGATCCATTGCTTCTGCAAAGTGCTTTTGAATTAAAATCTCAAAGTGCTGCTTGGTAAAAGGATCAACATCATCAATAGAATTCTGTCTGTTCTTAGTATCCTGAGAACGAAGATCAAACATAGGAATTCTTTCTGCCAACATAGAGCTGTCAGCATACCGCTGGGAAAACTCTTGATATGTGAACGAACGGTGGCGCAGCACTTGAGCTGCGATACCCCTGGTAGTTTCCAGTTCCAGAGTCATAAATGCCTGCTCGAATACAGACCAGTGGTTGTGCTTAATGCAGTAACCTAGAAGCTTAGCGTAGTTAGGATTCTCCTGGTTATTTGGATTCGACACACGTGCCACGTATGCCATTGTAGATTCAGCGTCGGGCGTAACAGAGATCAGTCGTGCAGTATTCATCGAGAGAGGCGAAGGCGATAGATTCCAGTGTCTAGTTCAGAGGGAACGAAGTTCATCGAGATAGAAACCCTACGGACATCTTCCTGTAGGATTTTTGTTTCGTGTGTAATGTTACTAGGCCAGAGGAACAGTATACTCTCTTCTGGCATCATAGTCAAGGACTCAGCGTTGTACTTAGAAGGACCCTTCGGCATAGCAGAAAGGTATGGTGATGTCTTCTCTATTGATGGTGAGTGGAAACTCAGTCCTGTAGATCCTTGAGGAAAGTTCAGGTAGTATGTACCCGAGACGAAGCAGTTAGCGTGACTATGTTTATACTGCCAACCACCCTTGGTAGTAACGTTGACCCAACAGTCAGTAATGAAATGTTCCTTAGTAACATCCCACTTGTATACGTTTTGGGTGTAATCAACGTAAGATTTCGATAGAAACTTCTTGAACTCATCTAGGATAGGTTCTTCTTCATCTAAGAAGTTTTCTCCTGTGGTGTTCCAGAAATGAAAGATGTCAGGTGATATGGGAGAACCATCAATCTGTCTACCCTTAATTAATCTACGAACAGTATCTTTTAATTCATCGTGTTTGTCATCATCCCACTTGTAGATACCTAGAGGGACGGGAAATAAATCTACAACCTCAACTCTCATCACGTACGACTCGATAATTATATGCACCTGCTGAAAGTTGTGCAGGCATAAAGTTCATAGAAATACTAGTCCTGGTGGCACCCTTTTGTGTAGGTGCTGTCAGGTGTGCGATATTACCTGGCCACAGCAACAGGTAACTCTCTTGACAGTCACCATACCACTGAGTAGAACTGTAAGGTGTGGTCTTGACAGTATCAAAACCAATGTAGGGTCTTCCTGGTTGTGAAGTAGGATTCATAAACAAGATAGGACCAGCACCGTCTTCCATATGAAGATAGTAAGTACCAGATACAAAAGCATTAGCGTGAGTGTGGATCACTTGCTGCCCACCTTCCTTGGTGATGTTAACCCAGCAGTCAGTGATCGACGCTTCTTTCACAACATTCCATCCACAAAGATCAATAACATAATCTTCATAGCACTTTTCTATCCAACGTCCAAATTCTACAAGGACTTTATCTTCTTTGTTATCATTAAGAAGATGTTCGTTAGAGTGCTGATAGAAGTGGAACATATTTTGTGACCACTCACTCGGACCCTCACGAACTTTGGCAATGGCGCGACGAACAGAATTCTTTAGTGCGTCGTGGAGTTCGGAATCGAGTTTGTAATAACCAATAGCAGTAGAAAATATCTGCTCTACTTTTTCACGTTCAACTCCTTCACGAATCATAACCAAAACCTTTTTCTACTTTGCGGCGTCGTTGTTTTTCTTTTAGTTGTTGTTTAGCAACCTTAAGTTGCATTTTCATATACTGAAGTTCTTCATCAGTATAAAGTTCAGGGCGAGTGTCGGCAACTTTAAGTGCTGCTTTCGCCAGTCTGATCTGGTCTTTGAGTCGGGTCATAGTAGGCTTTGTAATATGCAACGATTCCGCTGGAGATCTTATGACCCTGTGAGATCCAGTCGTGACAACACTCGTAGATTGCCTGTCCATTATTAGGAATGGTATCACCACCAAACTTCTTCAACAAAATTGCTAGGCACTCTTGCCGCAACTTCATCTTGTGATCGGAGTAACGCCAGTCAGTCAGGGATTCCATCGTCATCGTTGATTTCATTATAAGTGAGGGAATTTTTAAACAAATCCTCGTACTTTACGTTGAGGTAACTGGGACTTCCTTTAGTCTCTCCACCCATAGGAGGAGTATATGCGTCTGGATCAGAGTAAATTTCAGACTCCAGGGCATTCACTAAGGACTTGAGATTCTTCAGGATTAGCTTGAGGCGTTCCCGATCGGGTTCCATAAGACCTGTTCGTTTAAGTATATAGTAGCACAAAAAAAGAGGGGTGACAACCCCTCTCAAGAACTGATCTTCCAGTTTTTATTGCCACGTGACTTGAGATCAACCCACTTGGCATAGTGTACACCACGGTACGTTAAGAACGCGAATGTTCTATCTGGATCGTGTTTAGCAGGATCATAGTCTGGAAGGTCATATTGAAATCTGACCTTCAGCATTACCTATCCTCACTTGGTATAGGTATGACCTCTATAGCAGAAAGTACCGTGTACCTCGTCAGCATCACCTTGCTTGCACTCAAACTTGACACCGCGATAGGTAGTCATAGCAATCTGTGCATCGTGGAGAGCTGCTGCTTTCTTGATCTGCTTTTTGATTAGAGTAAGTGTGTTCATTGTACTGAAATAATAGGGTTGGTTAAAACCCGTTCCTTCAGTCGTTTGCGTCCCAATAGTGACTACACTCAGGCACGGATTCCTTTACGGTCTCCACTAACTCCACAACAATGTGAGGAGGAACCTCTGCTCTGTTCTTTTGGATCCTGAGCACTAATGCATCAGCATCAGAACAGATCATATTTGCATAGAGTAAAAACTCAACCATTGGGATGAACGCTCCGTTCCGCGACTTACTTGCGTCCTCAGGTAAAGGTACCGCTACATTGACCTTCCACTTTTGTCTTGAGATATCCAATCAGATTCCACTTAGATCGTTGATCTAGGTTGGGATCCATTTGAATCTCCACTCGACGTTGGAGGAACCTTTCACAGGACATATGCCAACCATAAGGATTGGCGTCATCGTGATGGGCAAGGGTCAATGCCAACAGCAGACTTACCATTGGATGAACGTACAGACATTATACGATGTCTTGTACTATGTAGTCAAGGTGTTTGGTATACTACTATACCAAATTTATTTTCTGTTTCCCCACTGAACCTTGGGAAACGCTGCCTTGACTACGTTCTCGGTGATCCTGTACTTTTTCTTAAGACTTTTATCTTTGGCGAGAAGGAGAACCTCTGCTTCAGACTCGTGTAACCCCTCCAGGAGACCCACGAACATCGTCTCTCGCTTCAGAGATGTAAGACTATCAGCGCCACCCTTCACGAAGTAGTGGAGCAGTCTGTGCTCTGTGCTGAGGCGTGCGTGCTCTGTTCCAGCAGGTGCCTCGTTTGGTTTATAAGGAACAGAACCCTCAGGGAGATTAGATTCAATACTTTCATCAAAATTGATGATCAGAATCTTCCTGAGAGCATCACTGTTATGTTGCTGCAGAAGTTTAATCTTCTGCTCTTTTGTCTTAGCGTTGCTAACTTTTTGAAGGACTTCGGAAACTAATAATTCAGCCATAGTAAAAGATTTTCTAGTATTTATGCCTCGTCTTCTTCCTCGTAATCCTCGAAGGTGAGAGAAAGAAGTTCGCCAGTATATGCTCTACCTTTAGAGTCATACATCTCGGGATGATCAAACGGTTCCTCCGCTTCACCCCCATTAAGTGAGAAAACTACATCGTTTCCTACCCAACCAATGATGCCTCCTAGAACAAAAAAGATCACACAAGAGACAGCAGAGAAAAATAGTGTAATGGATACTGGCATCGAATTACTCCTTGTTAATATCCTCCCACTCAATACTAAACTGGAGATAGTACTTTTTATGGAAGAGTTTGATGTTGGGGTTAAAAGCGAACCCCTTACGCTCTACCCTGGGTTCGGGTTTCTTAGACCTCCTAAGCATCAACTCTATGCCCTTATTTATCTTGGAACTCATACAAATCCTTGCGCTTGGAAATACTTTGCAGTCTCGACAAGACCACCAAGTTGTTGTCCTTTAAAGACAACTTGAGGGAAGGTAATAGATTCTTTATCAAAGACTTCTAGGATCTGTTGCTTAGTAGCATCCTTACCAAGTTTGATCTCAACGTATTCAAACCCAGCACGTTCCATAAGTTCTTTAACCATCTTGCAATACTTACAAGCGGACATAGTATAGATGACAATAGTGTCTTCCATTAAAAAGGAGGGCATTTGCCCTCCAAGTATAGCACAGGTTTACTGGATTTTGCCAGCACCTATTAGCGGCGACGACACTTTATTTAGAGAGCGTTGCCTCTAGGAAGAACTTCCTCGGGGAACACAAAGTTCTCGTGAGGTTGATCGACTTGCGCCATCCAGTTACGAAGACCTTCGTTCAAGAGAATGTTCTTGGTGTAGAAGGTTTCAAACTCTGGATCTTCTGCTGCTCTGATCTCTTGGGAAACAAAGTCATAAGCGCGAAGGTTGAGAGCAAGACCAATAATACCGATGGAAGCTGTCCAAAGACCCATAACAGGAACAAACAACATAAAGAAGTGCAACCACCTCTTATTACTAAACGCAATACCAAAGATCTGAGACCAGAAGCGGTTTGCTGTAACCATCGAATAGGTTTCTTCTTCCTGAGTGCTATCAAATGCCTTGAAAGTGTTTGCATCGTCACCATCTTGATACAAAGTATTCTCTACTGTAACACCGTGGATCGCAGAGAGCAATGCTCCTCCTAAGATTCCTGCTACCCCCATCATATGAAACGGGTTGAGTGTCCAGTTGTGGAAGCCCTGTAGGAAGAGAAGGAAGCGGAAAATCGCCGCGACACCGAAACTCGGCGCAAAGAACCAACTGGACTGTCCGAGAGGATAGATGAGAAAAACAGAAGTAAAGACAGCAATCGGACCAGAAAAAGCAATCGCATTGTACGGACGGATACCTACTAGACGTGCAATCTCAAACTGCCTGAGCATAAACCCGATCAGGGCGAAAGCTCCGTGGAGCGCCACAAAAGCCCAGAGTCCCCCAAGTTGGCACCAGCGGATGAAATCTCCCTGAGACTCAGGACCCCAAAGTAAAAGAAGAGAATGACCCATAGCATCAGCAGGCGTTGACACAGCCGCTGTAAGGAAGTTAGCACCCTCCAGGTAACTACTTGCAAGTCCGTGGGTGTACCAACTCGTGACAAACGTTGTGCCAGTAAGCCAGCCACCAATTGCAAGATAAGCAGTGGGAAAAAGAAGTAGTCCAGACCAACCCACAAAGACAAAGCGATCTCGTTTAAGCCAGTCATCAAGGATGTCAAACCATTCCCTCCTCGGTTGTTGTAGTGTTGACGCTACCATTGTTGTTTACCTTTTTGAATTCCTTTAAGTAGTAAAGTTGTGGCCAAGTATCACGTATGATCTCAGCGAGTTTGTAAGGCGTGTCCTTATCGATCATAATAGTAACACACAAAGTAGGGGTAGTGCGACCGTAGAAATGCCTAGAAAAAACCCCGCCAGATATTCTCTGACGGGGCGTAGACTACCATCGTCCATATCAGCCGATAGCAGGTGCTTTAAGAGCAACAGGGGTGTTCTCGACAGCGGCGAGATCCAGGGGGAAGTTGTGAGCATTACGCTCGTGCATAACTTCCATACCGAGACCAGCGCGGTTCAGAACATCTGCCCAGGTGTTGATCACCTTTCCTTGCGATTCAACAATGGACTGGTTGAAGTTGAAACCGTTCAGGTTGAACGCCATCGTGCTCACACCAAGGGCGGTGAACCAGATGCCAACCACAGGCCACGCTGCCAGGAAGAAGTGCAGCGAACGGGAGTTGTTGAATGAAGCGTATTGGAAGATCAGGCGACCGAAGTAACCGTGAGCGGCGACAATGTTGTAGGTCTCTTCTTCTTGACCGAACTTGTAACCGTAGTTTTGTGACTCAGTTTCAGTCGTTTCGCGAACCAGCGAGGAAGTAACGAGACTTCCGTGCATAGCAGAGAAAAGAGATCCACCGAATACCCCAGCAACACCGAGCATATGGAACGGATGCATAAGGATGTTGTGCTCTGCTTGGAAAACAAGCATATAGTTAAACGTGCCGCTGATACCCAGAGGCATACCATCAGAAAAACTACCTTGACCAAAGGGGTAGACGAGGAAGACGGCGCTTGCGGCAGCGACGGGAGCGGAGTAAGCAACACAGATCCAAGGGCGCATACCCAGGCGATAGGACAGTTCCCATTCGCGTCCCATATAGCAGAAGACGCCGATCAGGAAGTGGAAGACGACAAGCTGGTAAGGACCACCGTTGTAAAGCCATTCATCCAGACTTGCTGCTTCCCAAATGGGGTAGAAGTGAAGACCAATTGCGTTGGAGCTAGGCACCACTGCGCCAGAGATGATGTTGTTACCATACATCAGAGAACCTGCAACAGGTTCGCGGATACCGTCGATGTCAACAGGAGGTGCTGCCACGAAGGCGGTGATAAAGCAGATGGTTGCTGCCAACAGAGTTGGGATCATCAGCACACCAAACCAACCCACATACAGTCGGTTGTTAGTTGAGGTCACCCAGGAACAAAAGTTTTCCCAGGTAGATGCGCCTTGCTGGCGCGAGAGAGTTGAAGCGGACATTAAATTAACAGAAAAGTAAGACCATCAGGGAAATGGTGGAGTTACTATTTCCTCACCACCCTCGGGTGAGGATATGAGAGACGTGATTTATACACCCTAGAGGTCTCGGTTTGTGGGGTGTTTACAACAGTCTAAAAAACGTTACGTTTCTTAACCGATGATTTATTTAGTATACAGGAGTTCGGTTTTCCTGTCAAGACTCAGAAGATAAGTACTTGTACTCATTAGCAAGCGTGTCCTCGTCCACAAAGTAAACGTAGTCAAGCATTGAATCTTGGAGTGTGTCCAATGCGTCTTGCTTAGTGTGCACCAAGGGTTTACCTGCGAGATTGAAACTGGTGTTCATCAGAACTGGAACGCCAGTGATCTTATTATACTCTCTCAAGACTTCCGACATAAAACCTGTTGTGACAGTTTGCATTCTGCACGTACCGTCCACGTGGATGACGCCAGGGATCTCTTGTAATGCTTTCTCTTTAGCATCAAAAGATATGGTCATATTAGGTGACGAGGTGACACCAAGCGTCTCAAAGTAATCTTGGAAGTATTCTTCCAGGATGATACCTGCAAAGGGGCGATACCATTCTCTCTTCTTAATCAGATTCAGACGGTCCTTAGCGTCCTTCTGACGGGCATCAAACAGGATCGAACGGTGTCCAAGGGCACGGGGTCCTGCCTCAGGGTTACCATCGTACAGCGCCACAGAGCGACCATCAGCAATCAACTGAGCGATCTCCTGTGCAGTAGCACCCTTGCCACCGACCTCAGGTTGTGGGTCTAAGTGATGGTAGAAGGTGTCCAGCATCGGGTGTGGGGTAGCATCGTTGGTTGCTTTCCTATAGATGTACCACGCTGCACCCAAGCTGTTACCAGTGTCATCAGCATTAGGTTCAAAATAGAAGTTGACATCAGGATTATTTGCAATCAAATAATTGTTGGCAACAACATTCAGACCATATCCACCAGTAATAATGACATCTTTTAGTCCTGTTTTCTTCACCCAACGCTGCACCATATGATTCAATGCCTGTTGCGTCTGGCGCTGAAGGTGGTATGCCCAGTCAGCATAAGGTTTGTGGTTCTCAGGTGTAACCTTACCTGTCATCTTTGCCTTAGGATTAGCGACAGTAACACACCAGGATTCGTGAGTCAGGTACTGATCGATAGGAGTTGATCCGATGAACAGTGGAGGGAAGTCCTTAGGTTCACCATAAGCAGCAAGACCCATCGTCTTGCCATTCTCCATAGGACCCTCACCAATAAGAGTGGTACCACTCTCATATGTTTTGGTGATACCGAAACTACTCTTGAGACTAAGTTCGCAACCAGGATACTTTGCCTGAAGTTTCTTACAGAAATCGTAGTAACCCTTGGGTCTGTTGGCGTGCGTCCTAGGGTTGGTAGGATTACGCATCCAGAATGCTTTATAAAGTTCCTTATAAAGACAAGGTTGCTGGATTGCATACACGCTTTCTGTTTCTCTACCGATCCACTCTGCTGTAGGGAGACCAGTAGCAGGATCAACAGCAACTGGTTCATCATCAGGATCATAGATCTGAGAACCATCGCGATCAATCACAAACACCAATGCCCTTTCAAATCCACTGTTATTATAAGCATTAAACAAGTGCGAGATATGGTGCGCCGCAGTTAGATCAATGAAATCTGTATCAGGATCTAGATTTAATTTCTTACAGATGTAACAACGATATACATCTAAGTATGCAGGGTGATGTGTCGGTGACTGCATCACCACAGTATTAATAGGACCCTTTGCAGCAGCAATTGCTCTGTCGATAGCACTGAAGGGTTGCTTATCTCTCTTCTCTCCAGTGTACCTCTCTTCCTTAGCAAAGAATTCAAGTTCACCGTCACAGATAACACAGACACTGGAATCGTGCGCTGTACTAAAACCAAGAACTCTATAACTCATAAAAAAAGGGAGCGCGATGCTCCCAGTATAACAGGATATTGATATTTAGGGTGCCTTTGAAGGTTCAAAAGGTGACCGATTTTTATTTTTAATTACAATGAAGGCGTCCTTGTTATATTTGCGGGTACCCTTGACAGGTGCCCACTTAGTACCAGCGCCATCAATTTCATAAACAGAGGTGCCTGCGATCTCTACAGCAACATCATCACCGTAGTCCCAACCTAATGCTTCCAGAGCAATGGCGAGTTGTCCAAGCATACCTCCAGGATACATTACGTGGTCTTCCATAACGTGTTCTTCGGGTTCAAGATTTCCGTGCATTCAAGTAGGGGCGACCAGTAAAGTATAGCAGGTTTTCTCACCAAACGCCAGGGATGACCTGACCTGTTGTGAAGTAAGCACCAACTGCGGCAATGAAACCAATCATAGCGGCGCGACCATTCCAACGTTCTGCTTTTTCAGTCATTGTTTTCTAGTGTGAGGTTTTTAATGATAATTTTTTCACCATCGTGGGTGAACTGTAGCTCGTCATCAGGATGCCACAGAAGCTCTTCGTACATATCGTCAAGCTTTTGCATATCCTTCCACAAAGCATCAGGGTCTGGCATAATTCTAAGATATTTCTTCTAATTATATCAGAAAATACCGAAGAAGAATTTACCAGTGATAGCATATGAAATGAAACCAGAGATGATACCCATCATCGCCCAGCGTCCATTGTACTTTTCAATGTACTCCTGAGGGGAATCAAGTCCCTTACGGTTGTACTCTTCGACAACCATCTGGGGTTCTTTGGCAAACAGATTATTCTGTCCGTACTCATTGGTCGTAACAGTCATTGAAGTATTGTGAAGAACTGTAACATTATATAGCATAGAAAAGGGGGGCGTCAAGCCCCCCATCGTTAGGATTCCTTAACAATCCACATCACTTCAGCTTATCAGTGGCAGCGAGTGCCTTCTGACGCAACTCCTCAGGAAGAGGAACATAACCAAGAGCGTCTGCTTTACCCTGTTGTGTAGGGGTCAGCATCCAGTTGAGCATCTCCTTCACCTCAGCATTCTTCTCATACTCAGGATACGCTAGGATCCAAGTAAGGGAGACAATAGGGTATGCATTGGAACCAGCAGGGTTAGCGTCAGCACCACGAAGCTGATCGTCCAGGACGATCTTTGATAGACCTGCTGCAGATGTTTCAGCATTTGCTGTGACATAATTACCTGCCTTGTTTTGTAGAGCAACCTGTTGGAACTTACCACCACTTACATAACCATAATTCAGATAACCGATAGCACCTTCAGTGTTCTTGATGTTACCAGCAACACCAGAGTTGCCCTTACCACCAATACCAACTGGCCACATAACAGACTTACCAGTTCCTACAGTCTTCTTCCACTCAGGAGAGAATGCTGACAGAGAGTTAGTGAAACCTTTGGTGGTGCCACTACCATCAGAGCGATGAACGGTAACAATCTGCTTGTCAGCACAACCAAATGTGCTCCAGTTAGTAATCTTACCAAGGAAAACATCAGCAAGTTCAGTCTGTGTCATCTTGGCATCACAACCAGGATAGTTGTATGCAGGAACGATAGCACCACCAGTCATAGGAATGTGAACCATACCTTCAGCAGGTTGCTTGCTGTCCTTTACGGCACCATCAGAGGCACCGAAGTCAACAGTCTTTGCCTTGAACTGACGGACACCAGCACCACTACCAACTGCTTGGTAGTTTACTTTGTTGCCAGTTGACTGAGCGAAGTCAGCCAGAACAGCATTGTAATAAGGAGCAGGGAAGGTAGCGCCTGCACCATTCAGGGTGAACGGTGCTTTTGCACTCTCGGTGGAACCACACGCCACCACCAGGGGTGCTGCCAAGGCGGCAGCAGCGATTGCTTTGAGTTTCATTCTCCTTTACCTCAGAACTTGTACTTGGTTCCGACTTCAACCTTCCAGTCGCGAGTGTCATCGCTATCTTGGAAGACGTTCTCCCACTTACCATAAGCAGAGAAGGAATCAGTGATCTTCAGTTTGCTACCAACTTCAAGAACCTTGAAGGTGTCACTGTCACCACCGTCAGGGTAGGAGACACCCAGACCTGCTTCGATGTAGGGTTTCAGAGCACCCATTTTAGTTTCATATCCGATTCGACCTTGGTGAACTGCCTTGGAATAATCTTCATCAGTTCCTTTAAATTCGTGTTTGGACTCAACATAGGGTCCTGCAAGGGCAGGTGTCGCCAGGGCGGAAAGTGCCAGTGCGGCAAGAGCGATTGCTTTCATTTGTAATGTACAGGGGGTTAACTTTAGTCTTAAAAAAAGACCTCTGTATTGTAACAGAGGTCCGCTTATTTAGATTTAAGGGTAGGTTAAAGTTGATTCCCTGACTCAGAAGGAGTAGGTTACACCAAGCTTGGTGCCATAACCGTTGTCAGCATCGTCAACGCCACCAGCGAAGGAGAGTTCGCCATAGATGTCGAGTGCCTCGGTAGCAGCAACGCTGCCATAGACTTTACCAGACAGCACGGTGTCAGACTCACCACCGTCAACGACGACGAAGGAGGGACCGATTTGAGCGCCGTAGGAAACAGCACCAGCGGATCCAGCGTAGCCTACGTGAGCGTCGGTCGTGGTTCCAGTGTAGTCCGATCCCGTGAAACCAGAGTTTGCCTCTACGTTAACGTAGGGACCTGCAAGGGCAGCACCAGGAGCAGCGAAAGCGACAGCTGCAGCTGCAGCAGCGAAAGCAGTTTTGATCATTGTAGTAAGGTTGTTGTGTACTTGCGGAATGGTTACCCGCAGATGGAAGGGGAATCGACATCTCCCCGTGGTGTAACGAAAAGTTACAAGTAGTTATTTATGCTTAGTAACTTTTTCAAAGAAGTACGGGTTTCGCCCACCGAAGATGTGCTCCCCGTCTTTCTCCGCGTAATCATAGCATTCGATGGTGTCCTCTGTCAATCTAAAGTGAGACTCGACTTGGGCACCACGGGCAGTACATAAAGGACTGCCTTTTCCGACCCACACCTCAAGGCGCGAATCGAAGGTGACAAGCATATCACAGTTCTCGTTCCTTGTCCAGTCACTCAGGTAATTCCTGACCAGGACTTCAGTGTCGGAGAAGTAAACGAGATCGTGATACCGCTCGCGATAGATCTTACCGTCGTACATATACTTCTGCACAACGTGGATGGTACCATCCTCATTAAGATCGTAAGTAAGTTGAACGTGGGAGTAAACCGTAGGTTGAGACTGAGCTTGCCTCAGGTTATCCCACTTGCCAATTAACCAATCTTTCATCCTTCATCAATAGTAAGATTAAAACTGACAATAATTTTGTCTTCGGTGTCCTGGTTAGGACCCGTCTCGTGTTCCAACCAACCAGGGAACATCAACAGTGTACCTGTCTCAGGTACGATGTCAATCTCACCAGCAGTCTCGAAGATAAGATCAGGGTGACCTAGGTGGTTGATCAATGGTGCAAGAGGATTAAAGAATGTAATCGGTCCTGCTCCAGGTGGTTGCTTAAAATAATAAGCACCACTGATTTGAGAATTAGGATGTGTATGCCTAGGAATGTATGCTCCAGGACCATACACAGTCCACCACGCTTGACGTGCGTTGAACTTTACTTCTGGTACCCACTTCCGATATGTCTTATAGATGTTGCTCATAATGTGCATCATCAGAGGACGATACTCAGGTACCTTGAAGAGATTCATATCATAGTAACAGGTTGTACCGTGTGTACCACGATCGAAAGTACCCTTAACATTCTCGTATCGGTTGTCTTCGTACGTGAGATTTTTGATGTCTTGATACATCTTTGCTTCAATCTCACTGAAGTCTGGTTGATCGGTATCGATTTGGAGTACCGAGAAAACATCACGAGTATGTTTTTTAATGTTGTCAGTCACAGAGAACGTCATCGCAACAGAAAGTATGGTTTTAATTCTTCAAAATCAAACAGGTAAAACTTACCTACAGACGCGCCAGAGTGTATTAGTCTTTGCATACGATGCTTACCGTCAAGCAGTCTATACTTTTTCCCAAAAGGGTTAGACGCATTGGTAATTATACCAGGGTATTTTGGATCACACTCACGATACCGTACACCACCACAACAGGAACAGTTGTCTCCCTGCAGTGAAGGTAAGTTCATACCCCAGTATGCAATGTCATCCAGAGGAAGTTCTACTAACCTATCTGGACACAAAAGAGGGGCGATATCGCCAAGAAACAATATCGCCCTACTTGTTTTGGGGAACTCGGTAAACTTCCAGTTTCCGTAGATAGGATCTACCCATCCCCCAGTGTATTCAGCAGTACCATTCACAGTTTGATGGTATCTGTGCCTTCACCGCCAGTGATAACAGTATCACCAAAGGTAATGACATCTTGACCAAGACCATAACCATAGTCTACAGGTTGTGCGGCACCCCAAGAACCATACTCCTCAGGAGCATAGAAGCTGGAAGAGAACGAAATAGTATCGGTTTCTTCCACGTGCTTGTGGTTGTCGGCAATGTGACGAAGACCCAGGTAATGACGCCACAGTTCAGCGAGCGTATTGGTTTCTTCGTTGGTATTCAGTCCGTGAATAACTGCTTCTTTAGCAGCAGCCACGGCAGATTTGTACTTAGTGCAACTCATCGTTGTTCCAGATAGCAGTAATTAAATTCCCGACGACCAGCCTCGGTAAGAAGGAACTCATCCAATTTGAAATCTTCCTTCTCTTCTTTGAACTTGATAATGCGACGCTGTGCAGCGACGCTAGATTTTACAACCCAACCCATCAAAATACTCCACTTTCAATAAGATCTGCTTCCACAGAATCGAGAATGACATTGTAATCATCCTCGGGATCATCATACAACTGGACTCCTCTATCTTCATAGAAGCGAATAAGTTTCTGATAAAGACGTGGATACTCTTCGTCGAGAGTAACGTCACCAGACACAGCAGCTGTTAACTTACCAAGATCTTGTTTGAACTTAGAAGTCAGTGAGGACTTGCGAACGGTCATTGTTTTCTAATGAACTCTAGTAGTATAGGAGAGGGGTGCCGATTTTGTCAACACCCTTCTTTAATTTAGCAGGCGTCGTCGTGATTAGAATAAGTATCGTACCAGTCGGATTCCCCAACCTCACCTACGTGCTGTTCCAGATCCGTTGCTGGCACAGCGACAACCCCACGCCCATCAGGTTGTCGAATGATGAATCTCTCACCAGCTTCGATGCGATCCATATACTTATCGAAATCTTTCTCGAATTCTACGACGCTAACTTCAATCATTTGTTAGTAAGTTCGCTCCAATCTTTGTTGAACTGATCCAGACCAGCATCAGTCAGGATATGATTGTACATATTATCAAACACCTTCAGAGGAAGTGTGCAGATATGTGCTCCATTGTACCACGAACGCACAGCGCGATGTACTTCACGGACAGATGCAGACAAGATCTGTGTCCGTACACCGTGGCGGCAGTACAGTTCAGAGATAGATCGAATAACTTCCAGTCCAGCAATGCTCTGGTCATCCAGGCGTCCCACAAAAGGAGACACGTAGGTAGCACCAGACTTAGCAGCCAGGATCGCCTGAGCGGCGTTGAAGATCAGAGTAACGTTAACAGACGTACCTTGCTCCGAGAGGGTCTTGCAGGCGAGCAGACCGTCCACTGTGCAGGGAACTTTAATCGTAACCTTAGGAGAGATCTCGCGATAGATCTCCGCCATCTCCAGCATCTCCTCAGCATCATCACCTGAAACTTCAGCAGAGATGCTAGCGTTCTCATCTGCAGCAAAGATGTCACAGATTTCTTCAATGACGACCCTGGGGTCTCTACCCTCTCTCAGCATAAGAGTGGGGTTAGTTGTAACTCCGTCGATCAGACCAGTGTAATAACGCTTTCTGATCTCATCGACATTAGATGTGTCGAGAAAAATTTTCATTGATGTGTCCAAGTGTGCCATTGATTTCCAGAGACATTGCCTTCGGGGTCTCTGGTAGGGCAGAAGCAATCAAACGCTGCACTTACACGGACACCTTCCCCACTGTACGAACGAACAGCGTGGGAGATGTTTGGCGGGAAAAGCGTAAATTGCCCAAACTCGTTAGGCACATCAGTTTTTTGCCCGCCTAGTATATATGTAGTAGCAGTAGGTTTTTCAGACCCTAAAAAGACATTACCAGAAACACTCTGAGGATTAACATCATAGGTTTTAGGTATCCCGAAGTGTCTATGAGGATAGATTTTGTTATCCATCCTTAGTATATTACCCCAGGATTTGATCGTACAGACCTCACCTGAGGTAAGTGATAGGAAGTCAGCAACTATCTCCTTAATAAAGGGTAGAGCGTAACGTTCCCATTCTTCTAAGTCTACTACAAGATTGTAGTAGTTTTGTTTTCCTGTGATCTGATCTTCAGGATAATTGAAGACAGATCTACCAAGGGAATTGATTCCCTCTTCACATTCTAGCAGACTATCACGAAGAATTCTAGCAGTAGTTTCACCAATGTTATACTGCTTGAATCCATAATCATCTAGTTTCAAAGTTTATCCTCCTAATCTTACGCTGACGACGTGACTCCTGAAACTGTTTGTCTTCAGGTGATAGGACACCAGGAGTAGGACCAGATTGAAACTTATCTTTACTGATGATTTCAATCAGACTCAAGTCTTCACCAGTGATAGTAGTACCTGATACGGTAGACATATTAGGGCAACCACAACACTTGGTTTCAATAGTATAACTTGTTAACTCTTTACCACAATTTTTGCAACGGATAGAAAGCATCTTATTTTCTCCACAAGAATGACACGGGACATTTAGATTCCTCTACATCATCTTTGATCATACCCCAAGACTTCTTAGGCAACCAAGTCTTAAGACCCTGGTTGTTTCTGAACTTCCTGGTAACCTCTGGAGGAGGAACAAGATCTTCCCATCGTTCCAAGGAATAACTATTATCCTTGGAACCACGGAAACGTACACAGTATAAGGGAGTACCCCTAGGGATGTCAACAGTTTGTTTGTGACATCTATAAGCACCATTGATAGAACGATACCATCTGCCTAGAGGAAATTCAGCAGTGATAAGTTCTAACCCTGTCTTATGATGTAAGTCAGGGTATGGTACCATCTCAACCCACAAATTTTTGTTAGGTTTCTTAGGCCAGAACATCATACTCTGTGCCCACTGGATAACCAGGAACTGTTTGTATGAAAAGGGAGCGTGCTGATTAATACTACTATCGTAGTTACCAATCTTTCCTTCCTGAATATACACGAAGTCAGCAGCATTGTTCTGAGGGAAACTAGTATCGTATACACGACCAGTTTCTTTTTCCCACTTAAAAGATATATCTAGTTGATTAAAAATGACAAAGGTATTCGCCCAGTAACTTTTCCAAGCAGGACATTTATAGAAACTATGCTTCTCGTTATCCTTCTGGGTGTATTCTAGATATGTTACAGGTTTAATATAATACTCTGGAATGAACAACGGATGATTCATATCCGTCTGCTGCATACTAGCAGTCGCCTTAATGGTTTGGTAGTTAGGGGTGTAGTTAATTACAGTCATTTCCAGAGAAAACTAAAGGGACATTTTTCTTCTTCATCTTTTTTGATAAGACCCCAAGAGACACCTTTTACCCACTGCTTGAGGGACTGGTGCTGGTTCAGTTTAACCTTGAGTTCTTCAGGAGGATGAGCATCCTTCCAGCGGCGCAGATCATATGCATTATTCTTGCCACCCCTAAAGCGCATACAGTACATAGGTTGACCACGCTTCAGTTTGAACCTACTACCGTGTGCCTTGAATGCAGCGTTGACAGGTTTATACCAGCGACTAAAAGGATACTCAACACTGATAAACTCCAGTCCTGTGTCGTGGAACAAGGAAGGGTATGCACTACACTCAACCCAGATATTTCTCTCCTTCTTAGGCAACCACATAAACATCAGTTGAGGCAGTTGGAACACAAGGTTACCAACGTAATCCAAACCGATCTGTGTGCTGCTGTAATTGACACCATCACCACGAAGTTTACCCTCATTAATCATCAGGTAATCACCGAATGCTGACGGACGGAAACTCTGGTTAGTAATGAAACCAGAATCCTTATCATATTCGATTTCTAGATCAATCTGATTGAATACAACCCAGGTGTTTGCCCAATAACTACGCCAAGCAGGGCACTCCCAATAACTATGACCCTTGTGCTTCTCCTCTTCGTACTCCAGGACCCTCTGAGGAGGGATGTACGCCTCTGGAGAGTGCAGAGGGTGGTCCCAGATGTCTGTGTTAGATCCAGGAGGTTGTTCAATGAACCCACTAGGCAGGTGCCACACAGGTGCATAATTAATTCTTACTGCCATCAGTCTCTGTCTCCAAAACGAGGGGAACCATACTTACGGAAATCGAAATCAGGACCACACTTCTCATACTTCAAAGCAAATGTGTATCTAACTTCTTTATTGAAGGTAGTAGCACGGTGCCACTGAGTTGCTTCAAAACACACAGCACGGTTAGGCAAAGGAAGTGATCCGTGGATACCGTTGCCATCATCCCAGAACTCTGTACATCCGCCAGCGTTTCTTTCCCACTGTAAGTGAGGGTAGTATAGCACAGTATATGCTTCTAATCCTGGTATCTTTTCAGCATCAACGTGCCACCTAGGATACTCACAGGGAAAGAAAACATTGATGTACATACGTACTAGTTCATATCCATCTAGAACAGGGAATGCTTCTCTAGATGTCTCATCAAATTTCTTAAAGACTGCTTCTTTAGTTTTGATATTGATGGTGCACCCAGAAGGTTCCTCTGGGATGTCATCATACTCACCCCACCTCGCTTTACTGTTGACACAATAGTGCCACGCTTTGTGGTGAAGACGTTCAGGAAAGAAATCTTCCTTAGTATAAATTTCAAGAGTCATATTCCCAGAAGGGTTTCGTATAAATGCATAACGTTTTTAAGAACTAGATCATCACTATCTGGATGTTGTTCTTTACCATTACAATAATCAAGCCATCGCAATGAAGTTTTTAGAGGTTCGTCGTATTCTATCCCACCCATAATACGGAAGGGACGAACTTCGGGTTGCGAGAAGATGTAAACGATCTCTTCTGCTTGCTCTCCGATGTTCTTGCGAACGTTTTCTCTAGTAAGATTTAGGCGACCTCGGAGAGGGAAAAATTCGGTGCCGTAAATAGCGTGAAACAGACCAGCACGTTGTTCGTAATCTGGTCTGTTGTGGTGTGCTAGTAATTCTTGTACTCCCACAAGGTGATCGTAAAGAGTTCTAGTGTCGTGAGGGATGTCTTGTGTCCCTATAGATTTGAGGAAGTCTTTTTCTTTTTGCATAACAGGTCCACTAGGAATCGAACCTAGAACATCCGCTTAGAAGGCGGGGGTTATATCCGTTTAACTATGGACCCAGGGGTCAGGAAAATTCCCGATCGATCCACTCGCCAAACTCCTCCATCAATGCGATGCAGGCACCAGCGTCTTGGTTTTCTGTGTGATACTGGATCATATCCAGTACGTAGTTGTTGATAGCGGAGCGTTCTTCACTGGTCAAAGTAATCTTTACGGTAGTACCGTCCGAGAATATTGCTATTATAGTACGCTGGTGTCCCATCGTCAAGACGCTCGCTCAATACGTTGTGGAGAAAGAGCTGACGTGTTTCCTCGTAGTTTGTTTTTCCTTTAGAGGAATGTACAGAGAGGATTTCGCGCTTGAAAAAGGAGTTGTTCTTAACTCCACGACGCTCCCCAGTAAGTTCGTCAGAGCTGCCGTAGTATTTTTTCCAGTTGCTTTCACTTTTAACTCTCCTACCTCCACCTCTAGGTTTTCGTAACTGGTGAAAGTATTTGCGTCCGATGTATTTCCTACCGTTGAGGAGATTTGTAATGCAATAGACGAAACCGAAACTATCGTCAATGTGCGAAGATAGAAAAGGGTGTCCGTTAAAAATCCAGGGGTTTTCATAGTCAGGTTCCACAGAGATCCATAGCGATCTCTTGTTATTTATCGTTAGGGTTAGTAGATACCCAGCGGTATTTTAAGGCAGAAAGATGCCACGCTTGCGCTAAGGACTTAGGACCCTCTTGGAGGAGGATAACCTCCTCCTCGGTGAGAGTATACCGACTGTCAGTCAGCATCTTTCGTTTCCACATTTTCATAATTGGAAACCAGCGAAGGTATCTTTCTTGACATCTTGTTTGATGCCACCTACAAGATACGATTCTACTTCAGTTTCCTGTGGAGCAACCTGCATACCCTTGGAAGAGATCCAATGTTCTGTCCAGGGCAGAGGATTGTTGTTAGCAGGCACGTCATAGAATGCTTTGATACCAATCGATTTCATACGACGGTTAGCAATCCACTCAACATACTGACTGAGGAGACGATCATTAAGACCAAGAATAGATCCGTCTTTAAACAGATACTTTGCCCACTCTTTTTCTTCCTCAACACATTGCTTAAAGCAAGAGAGGGTATACTCCTCTTCTTCCTTAGCAATCTCTACCATCTCGGGGTCGTCCCCTTGCTGCCACTTTTTGATAATGTTTTGAGTGAGGACAAGATGTTGATTTTCGTCTCGTGCGATGAGAGAGATAATCTTAGCGGATCCTTCCATAAGTTTGAGTTCAGCAAATGCGAAGCTGCACGCAAACGAGACATAAAATCGAATCCCTTCGAGGATGTTGACATTGACGATAGCACGATAAAGTTTACGCTTAAGGTCGCGGAGTGTCCATTGAGCACTAGGAGAATCTTTCCAGTCTGGTTTCCACCAGTTACCAGTTCCATACTCCTGAGCAGCGTTGATGAATTCATCATACGCTTTAGTCACTGACTGTGCTCGTTCAAGAATTCTAGCGTCAGTTGTGATGTGGTCAAGTACCTCAGCAGGATCGCTGTAGACATTCTTAATAATGTAGGTGTAGGAGCGGGAGTGGATCATCTCCATCATCTCCCATACGGTCATAGCAGACTCGAGCTCAGGTAGTGAGCAGTAAGGACCAAAAGCCATCCCAGGACCACGCCCTTGTACAGAATCCAAGAGGATCTGGTACTTAAGATTCGAGGTGAAGATGTGCTTTTGTACATCGTTAAGGGTCTGGTAGTCAGACCTGTCTTTTTGAAGGGAGACCTCTTCAGGTCTCCAGAAGTAACTGAGTTGAGTCTGTGTAAGTTTCTCAAATACAGGATATTTTTGCTTGTCGTAGCGTTGGACGCCAAGAGGGCGTCCAAAGAACATAGGTTGGTTGCTATAATCGACAGCATTCTCGTTAAAAACTGTCATTCCGTCGATCTTAGATGGTGCAACTGTCACAGGGTTCGTCTCCTTCGGTGGCGTAGATTTGTTCTAATAAATCTTTTTCATCAGATACATCATCAGTCTTATTATCAAATGTATTCTGGTAGTAAGATGTCTTCCAACCGTACTTGTATGTCTTCAGGAGATCCTGTGCCATCACAGAGACAGGAACTTCGCCACCTTCAAACTTAAGGGGGTTGTATGACCAATTACCAGAGATTGCTTGATCAAAGAATTTCTGGAGAATTGCCACGATTTTGATGTAACCATCGTTGTCGGGCATATCCCAGAGTAAAGTGTAGTCGTTTTTAAGTCTAGAGTATTGTGGGACAATCTGCTTGAGGACACCCTTCTTAGACTTCTTAACAGAAAGATAGTCGCGGGGTGGTTCAATGCCGTTGGTGGTGCCACAGACGACGCTGGAGGACTCCGAGGGCATTTGAGCAGTCAAGGTAGAGTTACGCAAACCGTAGTTCCAGATCTCTTCCTTGAGAGCGTCCCAGTCCATAGTCAGTTCAAACTTCTGATCCTTATCATCACGACAGAATTCATCGATTTCCCTCTTATAGGTATCGACGGGAGCAAGTCTACGGGCATACTTGAGTTGTTCGTATGCGTCGCAGGGTCCGTACTCCTTCGCAAGTTGCAGGGAAGATTCCAGTAGGAAGAACTGGAACTTCTCAGCAAGGATATGAACTGCTTTGTGTGCTTGCCAGGATTCGTACTTGAATCCCAGCTTAGCAAGATAGTGTGCGAGACCGATGAAACCGATTCCAAGAGAACGACGCTGACGGGTAGCATTTTCTGCTGCCTTTACAGGGTATTTTTGGTAATCGATAAGAATATCTAGCGATCGCACAGAGAGATCACACAGTCTCCGCAGGTGATCCCAGTCCTTCAGTTTACTGAGGTTCACAGCGGAGAGAATACAGAGGGCAATCTCTCCACCACCATCGATGTGCTGCAGAGGATCTGTCGGAAGAGTAATCTCTTGGCACAGGTTGCTCATCTTGATAGGAGTATCGAAAGATGAGTGCTCGTTACAGTGGTCAATGTTCATAATATAAACACGACCTGTTTCAGCACGTTCCTTCAGGAGAGCGAGGAAGAGTTCTTGTGCTCCGATTGTCTTCCTAGGAATACTTTCGTCAGCTTCTGCCGCAGTATAGAGTTTATCGAATTCAGGAGAACCAAACTCTTCGTAGACCTCAGGAACATCGTGAGGAGAGAAGAGGGTGATGTCTTCATTGTCAATAAAACGCTGATAGAACAGCTTAGAAATCTGAATAGAATAGTCTAGTTTACGGACACGGTTGTCCTCAGTACCTTTGTTATTCTTGAGGACTAGAATGTCTTCGATTTCTTGGTGCCAGATGGGGAAGTGGACTGTTGCGCTTCCACCTCGGATGCCATTTTGAGTGCAGCATCTGACAGTTGACTCAAACTTTTTGAGAAATGGTACAACGCCTGTGTGCTGAACCTCACCGCCCCTGATCTTGCTGTTGATGCCCCTGATGCGACCCGCGTTGATACCAATTCCCGCACGTTGAGCGACATATTTGCCAATAGCCATATCGCTAGTAAAGATACTATCGAGGGTGTCATCAACGTCAACCAAAACACAGCTTGCATACTGTCGAATTGGAGTCCTAACTCCTCCCATAATTGGCGTGGGGAGGTTGAGTTCGTGCTTGGAGATTGCATCGTAGTAGTCTCTGATGTACTTCATCCGAGTTTCTCTGGGATAAGCAGAGAAAATCGTCGCAGCGATCAGGAGATACATCTGTTGAGGGGTCTCATACAGTTGTCCTGTCGAACGATCCTGTACCAGATACTTGTCGCACACCTGGCGCAGACCAGCATAGGTAAAACGATCGTCGCGATCATAATCAATGTAGTTATCTAGGCGTTCCCACTCAATATCATTGAACGCCATTAACAAGGTGTCATCATAGATGCCTTTATCAACACCTTTCTTGACGTGATCGTAAATTTTAGGGTGCTTACGATTCCTACCAAATAATTTTTTACGGAGAGAAATAGTCAGCAGACGTGCAGCAACGTACTGATAATTAGGATTCTCCAGAGTGATGAGATCTGCAGCAGAACGGATCAAAATGTCTTGAATTTGCTCTGTAGAGATGCCATCGAAGAACTGAAGGTTGGAATTCATCTCAACCTGCGATGCTGAAACTCCACTGAGTTTTGCACACGCTTCTTCTACCATAGTATGAATCTTCTCAAGACACAAAGGTTCAGGAAGACCATTTCTTTTAACAACTGTTAGCGATTCGGTCGCCATCATACTCGTTTCCATTCAGATAATTTTACTTGAGCTTCTAGTCCTTGGTAGGTGTTCAATTTTACCACGTTTTCAACGTTATGACCACCTAGTACCATATCGTTGATATCTTTTTCTTTAACAGAGGAGGGCCATATGACTACCTTATCTCCGTTGAGGGCGGCTCTTGTAATCTTCTCAACAATCTGTTTGTTTCTTGGTTCGTTGTCGAAGACGAAGACAAACTGATAATCCAGATTGCGCAAGTCAACATCGCTACCACACATAGCAATAGCGTTGGCAAGGAAATTACTGTCGAGTGGTCCTTCGGTAACGTAGACGGGGGAGGTTTTTTCAACTTCATTAAGTCCATAAATTTTGGGTACATCATCAGATAGCATTACAGTGACGTAACGCAGTTTGTCTTTTGGTTGCAGTGACCTACCTTGGTAACCAAAGAGGTTTCCTTCCTCATCTAACAAAGGAATAACAATCCGAGACTCCTCACTGTCTATAGAATCGTAAGTATGCTTCAAGGAATTTGTCCACGCCTTGAACTTCTCTGCGAAATAGAACTTTGACAGTTTTTCTTCAGGAATTCCTCTGGATGTTAAGTACTCGCGAGCGGGGTGTTGTTTATTTAGCTCAGATAGACGTGGCAAATCTATCTTTTTTTTGTTTTTGAAGACAGGTTTTTTGAAAACAGTAGTATCGATGACCTTACGCTTACGGGTGCCCGAACTCTCCTTGAATTTTTCAAGGTTGTATGCTTCCCACAAACTTTTATCCTGGTCCTTCAGGAAGTTGTGGAACGCCTTAGAAGTGCCACAGTTATGACATTTGTACGCAAGTCCAGTCTTGGTACTAAAAAGGTACCCACGTGCTTTAGACTTGCGTTTAGCAGAGTCGCCGCAGTATGGGCACCTGAAGTTGTATAGACCGTCTTTCTTCTTAGCGAAATTCTGGAGCCGCGGGGACAACTGCGACACGTACTGAAGGTCTAAGTAGTTCATCCGTGACTGGAACCGATCGTTCTATTCTAGCACCACCTTCTGCTGATAGCAAGGGGACCAAAAACTTCTGTGCGGCAGGGTGACCCACAAAAACGAAGGCAGCAATAGCGCCAGCAGCAATATAAATTTTCTTCTCAACCGCTTCAATCTGATTCTTAACCAATAAAATATCACGCTCACATCCAGTCTTGATCTCATCAGTTTTCTGATGAAGATCTTTGTGGAGGTGATCTATCTTAGAGAACAATACATCATCTGTCTTCTCTTGCTGCTCAAGTTTCTCTTGGTGCACAGCGAGAAGTTGTCCCATCTTAATGGAATTTTCTTGAAGCGATGTTACTACCGCTTCCAACCGCTCTAGAATAGCGATTCCTGTAGCGTCCATCGTTCACCTCAGTTTTGGCGAACAGCGAAATCGATAGCAGCAAGATAAGATTCAGGGGACTGGTTCAGCATCTGCTGAAACTTGATTTGATTCGCAGGATCCAATGCCTGATGGACAGCAACCGCACGCTTGGCAGAATACTCATCCATTTTCATAGACTTCTCACCGACTTGAACGTCAGCAAAACCCTGGGTGTCACCGATCTCGCCAGCAGCGAGTTGGGTAGCGATAGTAAGAACGTCGTTTTCCATAATAAATTCTTCTTTCTTAAGTTTCTTTTGTTGATCAGATGCCTTCTTTTTGAAATCAGAAAGGCGAGCTTTCATAAGAGTGTCCATCTCTTTGGTTTTGGACTGCATCTTACCTTTAGCATCGTCACGCTTCTTTTGAAGTTCTTTTTGACGACCGAGTTTTTTCTGTTGAGCGATTTGCTTTTGAGCACGCTCAGTCTCGGTAGGGGCTTCGGTAAGTTTAGTAAGTTCCTCAGACATTTTTCTCTTACGATTCAGTAGAACACGAGATACAAGTTTACGACCTGCTTTAGTACGACCGTCATACTTGCGGTCCTTATTCTTATATTTAGTGCGTGAACGTTTTCCGACTATGACGTGAGCAGGAGGCAGTGCAACTCTACTGCCATCGCCAGCGGAATTTACAGGTGCATCCTCATTCATAATAGGTCTAGTTCTTCTAAAGTATATGTATCGAAGTAGGGATCGTTCAATTCGTCTGGGAGTTGATTGATATACTTCAGGAATGATTTAAGTATTGCCCAATACTTTTCCTCAAGTTTGTGGAATAGCATCGGTGTTGTGGCATCACCAAAGATATTATACAACACGATAATATGATTAAGAATCAGATGAGTTTTAAGTTCACCAGTCTTCTCATATCGTTTGAACAATCTCTTGATATATTTAAAGCGTTTTAAATCCTCAAGGAAGTCATCATATGTGATTCCTTGAGGATTCTCGTAATGCTTTGAAGCGAATAAGAGGAAGTTTTCATCATTTAGGTATTCAAATCTCATCCTCTAATTCATTATGCAGTGGTGATGACAGCGGTATCGGAGATGACTTCAGATGCTCCGTTGGTGGAGTTAATCTTCACGCGGTAAGTACCTGCATTTGTGGTAGCGTAGCTAGCAACCTGATACTGGTACGCGGTAGCGCCAGAGATGTTCTTGAAACGGTTGCCATCTTTCTTCTGCCACTGGAAAGTGAGGAGAGAAGAGTTGCCAGGAGGTGTAGAAGTAGCAGTGACAGTCAAGGTCATTGCGTCACCAACAGCAACGGCAGCGTCAGCAGGTTGAACAGCAATAGCAATGGTTGCTGCAACGTCTGCTGCGATAGCGTCGTCTGCCTGGGTCTCAGATGCGTTAGCTTCAGGACCTTGGATGTTCACCAGGCACTCTGCCTTATGGCGGGTGTTACCTGCGTGGTCAGTGTAAGTCTGATAGGACCACCAACCAGGAGAAACGAGACCACGCTCACGGTTAGCAGCGAGACCTGCCTCAGTGGCGTCAATGAATACAACAGTAGCACCGCTAGCATCAGCGGCAATTGTCTTTTCAACAGATGCCTTTGCGGCATTGCTGTCTTCAGAAGCGTAAAGGGACATCTTACTAAGTCTGTTTTTAAGTATTTATAAATCAGAGAGTCGGCAGACCCTTGATACTATCACGGGAGATAGTGTCATTGTTAAGACCGCGCTCATCTGCACGACCAGCAAGAACGTTTTGAACACCAGGCTTGGAAGCTCTAACAGCAGAAGCGTGAGCGGAAGCTTGACGCTTGTTATGCTCATCAACTTCAGATGCAGTCATCTCCACCCACTGACCAGAATTGAGGATTACACGTCCCTTAGCAGGGCGGTAAGTGTCAGCAGCATTCTCGGTACGGAACTCCAGGAACAGAGGCGTCTCCTCAGAGAAACCAGATCCAGTGTGACCCTCAGGGAGGAGGACACGGAGAACAGATTCGTTTTTCATAATCACGCGGAACACAGCTCCAGCGTGATCAACGTCATCACCGTTAGCATCTACAATCTGGGCACGAGGTGTCACGCCTTTCTTGTACTTACCTGCCTCATCCATACCGATGCGGTCGATCGTACCAAGCAGATCATAGTTACCAAGGAAATAACGGATGCTACCATTAGTTTGGGGGACAGGAGTAATGGTACTCTGCTCCTCACGCTCGTTAAATTGGGGTTTCCAATTGTTAGGATCGACAGCCATTATGCTAGGTCTAACTACAGTCTAGGATTATTTATAAAAAAAGAAAGGGCGGTAGTTCCGCCCCTTCTGTATCACGCTTCTTCTTCGCGGGCAACCATTGCCTTCTTAACCACCTCTAGGAGCTGGTCATCCATATCGGTTTTGGTTAACTTAACCGCTTTACCCAAGATAACAAGACAGATCTCAACCAACTTCTCACCGAGTTCTTCATTCTCAGGAATGTTGGCGACGGCATCTCTAATTACCTTAGACGCGAGAGGGAGTAAAAATGCGAGCATAGCAATAAAATATCTAACTAGAGATATTTAGACTCACTTTTTCTTTTTTCCAATTGCCTTAGCAATTGCACGGCGACGATTCATCAGATACTTATCAGACTTATCCTTGTCACCATCGTTATCAACATCACCATCTTCTTTGCCGACGGGATCAAGTTTTTTCTCAGCGATTTCTTCGCCTTCAGGTTCAAAACCTGCCTTCACACAGTTGTTAACTTCCTTGCCACCTTTAACTTTGGTGCCTTTTTTCTTGTAACCTTTCCAGCACTTAGTGTTACCGTTGTCATCGACGCCATCCATCTTGACCTCTTGGAGATCATACTCAACGCCATCGATTTCGAGAACGTACTCAGAATCAGAAGCAGATTCTTTCTTAACACGCTTCTTCTTCAGTTTTACTTCCTTGGGATCATCGGAATCACCGTTGATCTCGGGCATAATCTCTACTTCAGAGGTAGCTTCGGGAGCATACTCAAGCACAGATTCAAGGATTTGCTTGAATGATTTCATCTTACTATGGTTTTTAAGTATTTATAGAATGGAATGTTCTTGGAGGTCTTTGACCCACGACCTAAAGATCTTATTATCCTCACCCAATGCAATAATATAATTAGGACCACGACGGATAACTTTACCAGTTTTACCGT